TGTGTGGAATTGGCCCTATCCAGATATCAAATAGTGTCCGCCACGTTCTTGTCTAGCCGAACCTCTATAAATACAGGCAAAAAGAGGGAGTGAGAGCCCGTCTTCTTGTCCGTGATCAGCGCGTTATATTTTACGGATAGAACTCGCCCCACAAACTCACTCGCGTCTGAGCGTCTCTCCTCGTCGCTCAGACCCGTCCCCACAGAACACTTTACACGACCATCGGCACTACAAACTTCCAGAGCGCCTATGAGGCCCTCGTACTTTCCTGTACCAGACGTGGTTCCAGTGCAGAGAAGGTCAGCCTCCAGCTCAGCCTTCATCTTGACTTGGTGCTTGACCCGCTTATCCTCCCACGGGCTATCCATCTCCTTGAGAATCAGACCCTCCTCGCCCTCCACAAGCTTCTGCTGATAGAGCTCTTGGGCCTCCTCAAGGCTCTGTATCTCACGGCTGTCCACGTTCAGAAGTCTTCGGACCTGACTAGCCTCGGCAATAGAGACGCGGAGGCGCATTAGACGATTCACACAAGGCGTACGACACTTTCCAGACCAGAAGTCATCCATAGGTATGGCGTCCCAAAGGACCGCCCGAATCTTTTTCGCCACCTTCTCTGTACCCGTGCCCTTCTGAAACTTGGTCAGCAATCCATTGCCCGTCTTGCGATCCAGAGGCTTTCCATCCTGGCCATAAACCAGCAACTCGCCATCATAAACCATATTATCACGGCCAAGAGCCAGAAAATCATTATCAAGAGCCCCGAGCAGGTCGAGCTCCTTTCCGTTTCTGGATCGGTACGCGACCTCGCCGTTCTTCACATGGGCGTTAAACCGCATGCCGTCCATCTTGGTCTGGGCCAAGCATGGAAACTCAACCTTGCCAGAGCTTATAGGACTAACCAGTTGGCACGGGTAAGAAAGCCTGAGGTCGGGCCATATCTTCTCGACCGTCGCGTTACTTACTCCGCACTTGAGATTGCGATCAATGACCAGCTTGAGAACCTCGCGGTCGTCAGAAGACAGGGAGCCCAGAAGGACCGAGACGCACTCCTTGGCCAGGCTGCCAGTCACCTTGCGCGATGCGATATCCTTCACGATATCGTCAAGGGCTGTCGCGAGCGATATTTTTTGGTCGTTTTCGCTCACATCTGGAATCTTCTTGATGTAAAAGTTGATGCTTGGATCGAGCGCCAGACGAAAGGCCTCCTTCAGGGTCTCGTTCGACTCGTGCTTTTCGAGGATCGCCTCCTTCTCGAGACGGCTCGCGGTGGCCTCAAGGCGCTTCAGGATCGACAGGACCGACATTGTGCTTTCGTGACTTAGAGGCTGCAGACCCTAAGACTCTAGGACACAGAACCTAAAATGACGACTCTCGACGGGCTTCTGAACAAAGTTACACTCGGCGAGTGCATTGAAATGATGAAAAAGATACCGAACAACTCAATCGATATGATATGCACGGATCCTCCATACTTCCTCGATGGCCTGGGAAATGACTGGAACAAAGAGAAACTCGATGGAAAAGGATCATCATCAATGATTGGAAACCTTCCAAAAGGTATGAAGTTTGATAGAAATCAATCAAAAAAATTTAAAGAATTTTATAAAAATGTTTCAATCGAGGCTTTCAGAATTCTCAAACCTGGAGGGGCCTTCATGTCGTTTAGCAGTCCAAGGTTATATCACGCAATGGCTTCTGCCATGGAAGATGCTGGGTTTGAGATTCGGGATATGCTCGGATGGATTTACACAAAGTCCCAAGTAAAAGCATTCTCTCAGAACCATATTATAGACAATGACAAGGTGATGTCTGCCGAGAAGAAGGAACAGGTCAAGGAACTTTGTAATAATTGGAAGACGCCTCAGTTGAAACCAGCAATAGAGCCGATCTGCTTTGCCGCTAAGCCGATCGAAGGAAGATATATAGACAACTTCCAAAAGTATGGAGTCGGCCTTATGAACACTTCACAAGACACAAAGGTTGGCCAGGAATACTTTCCTGCAAATATTCTAGTGACTGAGGATGTCGGTCAGGACTTGGATAAGGTTTTTCTCGTATCTAAACCTACCAAGGCTGAAAAAGGCGAATACAATACGCATCTATCAGTCAAGCCAACGAGTCTCATAGGTCAACTTATCCGTCTATTTACCAAAGAGAATGCTATAGTCCTTGATCCCTTCATGGGGAGTGGGACGACGGCCGTGGCCTGCATTCAGAACAATCGACAATACATAGGTTTCGACATCAATAAGGCCTATATAGATATTACAACACAACGAATTACTGAGGCCACTTTGCCCTGAGGGTCTCTAATATCAGCTTCTGCTCTTGTTCCGTATAGTACTCGTCAATTTTCCCCACCAGCTCTTCTCCCGTCGGCCACATTCTGTGGAACCACCGATCCCACTTGAACCTGTTTCTATATCGGGCCTGCAGTTTTGGCTGCCACGCGAGATTGTTATCAGATGCGTCCGGAATGGTGGGATCGAGATGGCCTTGCTGCCATTCCGAGTTTGGAAGATCGACTAGGGTCTTGCGCCACCAATTCTTTATAAAGTCAATCTGTGTATCACGATCCCCGGATATTTTAGCGTCCTTTCTTTTGATAATGTCGGTCTTGTCAGTCTCAAAGGGATATAGAACGCGGTAGTATCCTGTTTTTCCAGATGTCTTCAGTCCTGTGTGCGGGACGCCTTTGTTGAAAGGCTGGATAGAATCCGTGGTCTCCAAGCCAATTTTTTGGAAGAAAATAGTCGCCTCCGGCCTCTTCACACCCAGGACGCCCCTGTTCTCGGGTTGCGTCAGAAGCGCCAGGGCCTGGCCTTTTAAGGTATTGATCCGTGGAAGCTTCAAGTCATTCTCCTTGAAAAATTCGACGAGATCCGCCGGATAAGAGGTGAATGCCTCAGGATAAGCAGAGACATCAATAAGACCGTCCTCCATTTTGTTTTCGTGACTTAGAGGTCCTGGGCTCTAAGACCCTAGGACACACAACATGGAATCCGAGCTTCGAGTAATGGCTGCACGGATATGGGCCGAACTTGGGCCAGGATTTAGCGAAAGAGTTTATCATAATGCATTCGAGGTCGAGCTGCGTCTTGCGGGAATCCCCTACGAAACCGAACGCATCATCACGGTACCGTACCGAGATCACATCGTGGGGAACCTGCGGGCAGATTTGATTGTCTATGGAAGTATTATCGTAGAATTAAAATCGACCACGAAACTAAAGGATGAATTTGCCAATCAGGCCAAGAACTATATGCGCCTAACGGGTATACCGAACGCGCTCCTCATAAACTTTCCCGCAGTCTCGGGCGAGGTCGAGGTGCGTTTTTTCTCGGCTCAATGTAAGGATGACGCTCACGAAGGAGTGGTTCCCTCGGGAGGAGCAATTTCTAGTCAGACTGGAGAAGCAATGTAACGCGTTTCAGAAGCATTTTATAGACGAGTACACGAGATACAGTACATCTGCCCGTCGTTATAACATCCCCATACTTGTTATATCGGCCGTGAATGGTCTGACTGCCGTTGGTCTCAACTCCTTTGTTGAGCAAAGATACGTGAGCGTTCTTAACGCCATCCTGTCGGCTGGAACGGGCGTCTTGGGCTCTATACAACTTTATCTCAAAATTAGCGAGAAACAGACCAAGGCTATGCAATCTTCTTTGCTCATGAAACGTCTGGCCCTCAAGATTTCTAAAGAAATCAGCATCGACCCAGCGCAGAGGCAGACGGATGGCAAAACTTTTATTCAAGAATGTTTCGGAGAATTTAATGCGGCTCTCGAGAATGGCAACCCCATAGAGGTCACTCTAGACAACCACGTAACTGTTAATATCGAAGAACCTTCTGTAAAGAAGAATATGTTTGGGTTTTCAACGACGTCACCACCAACCACGCCTGTGCGCGAGTCATTCGACTATGGAGCAAGGGGAAAGACTCTGTGGAATACTCTGCGAGTTGACATGCTGCGGACACCTAGCCCGAGTGTACAGGGGTCTTAGAACCCTCCTCGCAACCTCAAAACGAGGTGGATCGTCGACTCGCGCTGGATATTGTAGTCTGCCAGAGTTCGGTCATCCTCAAGTTGCTTGCCCGCAAAAATAAGCCGCTGTTGATCTGGAGGAATGCCTTCGCGATCCTGAATCTTGGCCTTTACATTAGCAATAGTGTCGCTTGACTCAACCTCACATGTGATAGTCTTTCCAGTTAGGGTCTTGACGAAGATTTGCATTTTTACTATTAATCAAGAGTTTGTTTTCTCTAATTTGATACTACGCACGAGGGACTTGCGCTCATCTTCTAGACGGTCATGATGCGCGGCAGCCTCCTCCACATTGAGTTCTGCCTGAAGAGGTGCGATCAGAGCCCTCAATTCATCAGAACGCAACTTGGGAACCTTCTTGTAGGGCTTGAAATTTTTGAAAGCCTCTTTAGCCCAATTGTATCTATTCTTCGAGTGAATAATAGCCTCTTTGACGACCGCGAGCCTACTTTCAAGTTCACCTAGGAAAGCCTGACTCCTCCTCTCCTTCTCGTCATCTGGGATATTGTCGTAAATTGATGAAAGATTTCCGTACTCTTCGAGAGCCGCCTTCAGACCAGAGGCTGTTCCTGGGCACTCGTCGCGAATCATGTCTAATTCACTGTGTAGATCCCGTTCAAAATACTCTAAGATGTACTGACACGCGGAGGGCCTGACGGGCATATCCGCCTTCCGAGCCTTCCAGTTGCACCCATCCGAACAGTAAAGGCGATTGTTATCGTCGAGGGCGAAGCAAATACCCCAGCCCATTTGGTTACTCAGAGGCCCTAGGCTCTAAGAGGCTTTTTTAGCCGCACGTCTGTTGCGGTTCGCTTGATTCTTCTTTCGTACATAATTTTTTAGGGTATCTAATTCCTCCTTCTTAAAGTTTAATTTCTTAGCCTTGATCCACTCAGCACGTGCCTTGGCCGTCTTGAGTGTATTAATATTCCTAAAAGCATTTGCAACTCTATTTGCAGTGGGACTCGGGCTCTTATGTCGGGCCATGTACCCCCGGACCGTGTTGCGATTATTCTTATTCAAGGATTTCCACCAAACATTAAATTTATTTTCAATATTTTTTTTGCGCTCAGTGCGTGGGCTGTTGAGACGGATTGGCAGGGCGACGGGGCTATTCTGAAAATTTTTATACGCCGCCATGTTTACCTTGTATCCAGCATTCTCCAAGTTTTTGATTTGTTTATTCAGATTCGCCTTTGGTATATTTCTGGGCAAACTATTGAAGAAATCTTTGCCCAACAAGGGCTTCATTGAATTACGGGCCCGTGCGCGTTTGAGCGCTGCTATCTGTGCAGGGTTTCGATTTATAGAATTTACAGGAGTCTTGGTCTTCTTGTATTTGAGTCGGCACACGGGGTGTATTGATTTTATGTAATCATTCCTGCTAAAAATTACATAATTATAAGCCAAATAGTTAATCTGACCACCTGCAAAAAAGTCGTAAAACCGAGCAACCTCTTCGTTCACAACCTTTCTGAGAATCAAGTAGTTCCACCACTTGCAGGGAAATGGCTTGCGCTGATTCGAGTCGAACAAGTATCCTTTACCGTCGCACATAAACCCCGTCACGGCGTGATACTTGTGTTGCTGTGTATTAGATGCATTGGAGTTTCCTAGCGTCACTGAACAACACATGTACTCGTATGTTCCTGGTCTGAATCTTGGAAGGATGTTCATACCCTGCCCCGCTGGCGCTTTACATACCACAAAATGAGGACGCTTTTTGGCCTGGTCTGGTGGAAGACGCCCGAGTTCGTTAGCAACAAGATAGTCAGTAAGACCCAAGTGTTTGAGAATTTTAGGGAGTTCCTCGGCTGGATGTGCACCCTGGCCTCCATGATGAGCCTTTGCGAGCGTACCAGCGAGACTTGCGACTCCTAGAATCTGACCTGATCTGCCCATCTTGGCCGATACAGAACGCGGTCCTGATCTGTAGCACAAGTATTGATCCAGAAATTTATAAAAATAAATTCTTTTTGTTTTTATAATGTCAGCCCTGAGGGGGCATGGCGCGTCTATACCATCATCAAAATAGAGTTTCTCTGAAACGTCTAGTCCCTTATAAAACTTTTCCAAAGAGGCGAAGAGTATCTTCTGACCCGCGTCGGACAGAAGAAACCCATTTATTATACTGAAGAACCAGCAGGTCCCTCGTGTCTGGATTGCGCCCACCTGGCCGCAACTCATCTAATTATTCTTATTATTATTTTTAGGACTTGCGCGCTTTGGCGGGCTCGTCTTTCTCATGATGTTCTCGGCAGCCTGAATATTCTTCACATTATTGAATAGGCGGCGGAGTGAGGCGGGTGAAAGGTGCGGGGCCGTCTTCTGGCGGACTGCACGTGTGACGCGGGTCGATCCCTTGGCCACGGCTGAGTTGACTCGGTTGAATGCTCGCTTGCCAGCCACCTCTTTGTTAAAAGAATTTTTATTGTTTACAATTTTTCTTAGATTTGCAGAAAAGTTGCTCCCCATGCGCAGCCCATTGCGGTACAGAGTCCGTGCGTTATTGAATCTCATGTGTGTACGGTGCTGCAGGATGGCTCGTATCGCCGCAGGGGTCAAGTTTGTGAAATTATGAGCACCTGCTGTAAGCCAACTATTCTGAATTGTCCAATTTGATATTTTAGCCGTGACTCTACACGCCATCTTCACGCTCCGTACGAAAGAGTCTTTGGTGTACAGTGCAAAACTCAAGGCGTGTTCTGTTCCATAATTTTTAAAAGTACCTCGAGACAGAACCGCCGCCAGTTCGTTCGGCCTCCACCACCTGCAATCGGTCGTCTTCTGATAATTTGAGTCGAAAATATACCCTTTCCCGCCTGATATATATCCAGTTACAACATGCCCTTCTATGTTTGTATTGTTATTAAAGACCGCCCCTCCCGAGATGCTGATGACTGCGCCTGCCAGACTGTACATCTCTGTTCCTGAGCGAATCTTGGGTGCAATAGTCTTTAAATTTATGTAGTTTCTGTTGTGAGCATTGTTCTTATTGTCTAGCATTATCAAAAACTGTGTATCTCCCCCAGCGCTCACTACTCGGCGAGCATTCCAGTCGATGGTTTTGTATCTATGACTAAGGCCAAGACTTTCAAGTATGGCCATTATTTCAATCTGGGGATGACCTCCACTATTGTGCGGATCGCGCCTGGTGTTGTTATTCCACAAGTTCAGAGCCTTGAGGAGTTGTGGGCTCGTGCTTGCCCGCCAAGGGACTCCCCTGTTCTGACGATACGCACATATGTACTGATCTATAAATTTCCAAAAGTGGACATCATACTTTGTTCGCGTCTTTGCAGGACATGGGGCTCGATCATGAGAAAGAAAATAATTTTTATTTTTTGGACCAAAAGTTTCAAACACCTCAGTCATACGATGATACAATATGACGCGTCCCGCGTCGCTCAGCAAAAAGGCATTAAGTGACGAGTAGAACCAGCAGGTCCCACCCATTTGAAGAGGACCAAGTCTGACCATTATTAGTAACACTCAAAATTTTCACCAATTCGCGGGACGACGCAGTTCGTGAACCGCTTGGATATCTTGGAAAAGCACTCGTTTGCATGGTCCCTCAGATTTATGAAAGACTGTAAAGCATCCTCAGAGTTGCTATTTTCCATGAGTGTCCGGAACAGGTCTATTGTCACAGCCTGGTACATATCCAGGACCTGTCGGATAGCCTCCTTCTTTTCGTTCGCCTTTTCTCGCTGTTGTAACTTTTTTCTAAAAATTTCATCTGTAAAATCTTTGAGCATAAACTTTACGCGCAGATCGCGATTGCCTGCAGCGCGATCTGCGGCTATGTACCGACCCTGTACGACCCACTGAATATGTGCATGGTTTCGGTGGATAGCCCATAGGTGCTTCTGGGCAGGAGTACGCGTATCAGGTGCGTACCCACGTACAGTGTTCCCGCCATTACCAATAACAGTACGCAAGTGTTCGATACCCGGAAGGCCCCCGCAGGGCACATCCCCTGGCTCTCGAGGGAGTGTTCCATTGGCGCGCATCCACTCATAGTAATGGGGGTTGTGAACTCGGTGAACTTCGACACGACCGGTGTTCCATGAAAAGGCTGTATGGCACTGCGTGCACCACATCTGGTCGCACCCATTAATCTTGAATATAATCGATGCACATTGGGGACAATTTCGCGAGTCTTTGGCTAGCAGCTGGGCAGTGGCGATGTTGGCAGGATCGCAAGTGTGGGGCGCGTCACGGTCCAGTCCCTTGACCTCATGGCAGTCTGGACAGGCCCATATATCACACAGACCACACTTCCAGGCTGTGCTTAGAAAACCATTGCAGTCGTTGGCTGGGCAGGCCCTGACAAATTGGCGCTTGTTCTGAGTGGCTACGCGCGCACCACCATTGATCCAAGTCGATTGGGCATATAGGTGATATAATATATCGCACTCAAACGTGCGCACAACTTTCGTCTTTTCAATAATCATGCCATATCTAATTATGTTAGCCTCCAGGTCATTTGTAATGCCATGTTCGATCGCCAAGGGGCCGAGGGGAAGGGCATGGATCTTGGCCATCTCTACCCGTACCAATTCAATCTTTTTGTTTATTTCCTCAATCTTTTTCGCATGAAAACGCGCATTTTTCTCAGCCTCTACATAAGGTTGGGTCTCTGGCATGAGACTCCGCTCACGTTCGAACAAGAGCTCTTCTCGTCGAGATTTAAGATCTATATTTATAAACTTATTTGAAAAGTTGTCGTGTAGAGTCTCACGGGTCCAACCTTTTTTACAATTCATACAGTGCGGGTCAGAAGAGTGACCAAGTATGTAGGTACTGGCACATGTAACACACTGCCCAAAGGGACACCATGGACAGGTGACCCGGGCTCTGGAGGTCTTGTTGAACTTTTCGGTACACACGTCACAGCTCATCTTAATTTACTTGAGGTTCTTTTCTTTAGAAAAGAGATTCTTGAGCTTTTGTTTGGGATCGCGTGCGTGCGGCGGAATCCACTTTAGAGGCGGTGGTTGCTTGGCTCGAGCCACCTCTAGAGCGTCCTCTTCATCGGCAATGTCTGCCCAGCTCATCTTCTTTTCAGACATTTCTAGTTATAACTGGCATTCGTTTATTTACAGCCTTGATTATCTTCTTTTTAGTTTTACCCCCTGGCCAACGCCTCTCGATTTCCTTCTCTAGCTCAGCCGCATGTTTGGTATACCACTTGCGTTTTGCAACAACCCCATCTACTTGTTCTTTTGAGTAACCAATCTTGAAGAGTTCTGGCACGGGTATAATTGCTCCATATTTTCGGAAAGCCAAATTAAAAAGATTTATATTTATTTTATTTTCAGGTGGAGGTGGAGGCGGATGGGGAGGAGGCGCGGGAGGGTGCGCCCTGTGCCATGCTTCGCAGCGAGCAGTGTATTTCTCCACAAGATCAGGACGCATTCTGTCTGCTACAAATCGCCAATCTATCGGAGGTCTCCAAAGGGTCTCTGGAGAGGGGACAAAAGGGGTTGGACGAAGCAGGAGCTCTAGTTCTGCGCGGGACAGACTCATTTAGTTAATAGAAGTTTATGTCTTTACACTACTCATCATCATACTCTTCATCAGACTCGGCGAGCATATCGTGCTCAGCCTGAGCTGGGTCCTCGGGCATCACTATTTCAAAGTCCTCCTCCTCGGCCAGGGCAGACCCGTGAGAATCACACAGCTCACAGTCCTTTACCAGAGTGTCACTCGGAGGATGGCTGTGGATCGGCTCCACCTTTCCTGGCTTGATCACCTTGACCTTTGGCTCTTTGGGAAGCTTGGCTGGCTTGGGCTCTGCATGCCACTGGGCCAGGTGGCGTTTGCAGAAGCACTCTCCCTTGAGCGCACTGAAGCTGCAGGGACCCTTTTTAGCCGTCTGGGCCTGGCATTTGTTGCCACCCTCGACAGTCACCTTGGCCTTGCGGACCTTGGGGACCTTGATGGCCTCCTCGGCAGTGCCTAGATACTTGGCCTCGAGCTCCGCGAAGGGAATCTTGTAGTCCTCCGAGACTTTGAGCAGAAAGACGTGGTCGCGCTCGCGAACCAGGGCATCACATGCGAGAGCAAAGACGGAAGCCATTGTATTATTAACCTTGGATGTCTCTGGCTCAGGGTCCTTGGCCACAGAACCTGTTTCCTCCTTGGCCTTTTTGACCTTGGGAGCCATGATCTGGGCCTTGGGAGTGGGAGTCATCTTGGAGATGTGCTCCTGCAGGGCAGCGTCGGCAGCCTGGGTGAAGTAGCTAGTGGTGGCCATTTTTGTTTTTCTTACCTGTACATCTATTCTTGTCTAACCCTTGGACACAGAACTCAAGTTTTTGAGGATTCGGTTGGCCGAACGCGCGCGCGCCTCTGCACCGGGCAAGTGACCTGTTCGAATCTTGGCGAGCAAAGCCCGTGCCTTGAGAGTCGCAGGAACAATATTTTTATAATCTTTTGGATGGCGAGCTATGACGCGAGACATTTGGTCAACACGGGCCGCATTCTTTTGACCCTTTTCCATCTTTTTACCAGTCAGGGGATTTCTCTGCTTCACTACCCCTTTGTGGACGAACGACCCTGACAAGATTGAAAGAGTATCTATAAATTGATATTTCAATTGCTGTATAGGAATTCCAAAATCACCTGAAAAGCGTTTGCTAATCCAGGCCCGTGACGCTCCAGGGTACAAGGCGAGTGCCGCATCTGCCAGATCGACAACTTGTTTTCCCATTACAATCTGCCAATTATGGACAAGGTATGTCCTCCGCTTTGTTGCTGGCACCTGTAGACGAGGGTTGACGGTCCCTTGGCCGAGGCGATTTAGGCGGAATGTGGCTCGGGCTCCCTTGTAATTTCTGTTAATGAAGGCGACAAATCCAGTTATATGAGCGAGCATAAACTTGCGCATAGCCTCGGACTTGCGTTTAAGAGCCGCCATGCTCTTGAGAGGCTCTGATACTGCAAAACTCATATCAAAGTCTGTAGTGCCTCGTATCAGCTTTGGTATCTTTCGTTTTAGTCCACGAAGTAAGAGGTTGACCGCTTGGCCGCCCGTACAAAATACCGTAAACTCTTTTGAAGACTTGAGCAGTCCGCGATGACGCTTGCTGTACTCGAGAAAAAGTCTAGAAATTGTTTGTGGGAAAAGAAGAACACGACGGGATGCGACTGGAAGGCGATCGTGAGCGCGTTCAATCTTCTGATACGCATTAGTCAACATAATCTCGGAGTTGAAATGACCCTCGTGAAATACAGACCGCTTATTGGCTGCATAGTATCCATCATATCCATACTTGTTCAGAAACTCTCTAGAAAAATACATGTCTAGTATGCGGTTCAATTCTGTCCAAGAGGCGCGCTCTCCACGACCCTTGGCCGCCTTGGGGAGGTTGTTAGGGTCTGCGTGCTTGGCGAGCTTTTTAACTTGAACTGACAAGGTGGTGTTCGTACCGAAAGCAAGTTGTAGGCGGCGCTTTGTCCGAAAGTCCAGGTCTGGGCCCCTCAAAAGAATACGGATATTGTCATGAGTCATATTGAAGAGCCGAAGAGTCTTCTTGACTCTGTAGCTACATACATTGCCGTACTGTCGGGCCTGCTCTGGACGATCAGTAAGATAAAACGCACGAAGATCCTTGAGAAGCACGTCACAGCTCACCGGAAGACCCTTGTAGAGGACCGTCCCTGATGGCACTATCGTCTCGGAGAACGACATCTACTCTATTTAGAGATTATTTTATAGTACTAATAAATGTTTAGACATTGGGATATACCCGGAGTAGCCAAAAAGAGGTATGGTTCAGAAGGTGATGGGGGCTACGTAATACTAAATTCATCGTTTGGATCTAAACACATTCTTGGTTACGGCGTAGACAAGGATGTCTCATTTGAAAATCAGTTAACTCGGGCCTGGGGGATAAAAGCGCATGTATTTGACCACACAATTGATCAGATCCCTGAAATAGGTCCAGGAGTTACATACGTCAAGGAGGGCCTGGGTATAAAGGATGAGGGTCCCCTACGCTCTCTAGCGACCCACGTGAAGACACATGTCCCCGACGGCGCCGACTATATCCTGAAAATGGATATCGAAGGCTCCGAGTGGAACGTGCTCGCCACTGCCGATCTATCCCGAGTCTCCCAACTTATAGTTGAACTACATGATCTTCATGATGATTACTCCAAGATTTTGAAAAAAATAAATAAAAATTTTTATTTAGTTCATATCCATGGGAACAATTGCCACAGGCAGCCGTGGGTGATCATAGATAGGGTATCAAAAATTCCTCGTTATCTTGAATGCACTTGGATACGAAAGAATCTCGTGCATGGGGCGCACTTGAGCGAGGAGGTCCTTCCCGGGCCTCTTGACCGACCAAACGATCCCGACACGCCCGATCTAGTTCTGGATTTCTGGAAAAAAAAGGCCCCTCCTGTATCTTTCGTCGCCCCTCACCACGCAAAGTATCTTAGAACCCTCATGGTTCCAGGCGACGAGGTCGTGGCTACAGAAGCCGAGGCTCGTAACAATTTTATATTTATTTTAAAAGAATATGATATTTTTCCAATTGAAATAATATTGAACCTGTATGCATTTGATTGTTGTGTGGAATTTCCAGTATCGATTAACGGGAGTTTTGGTGAATTTGAGATTAGATATATTAAAAAAGGAAATGAAATTAAAGGTCAATCTAAGACTCCGATATATACCTTAAAGTTTTTACAGACTTACAAGGCATGAAGGTCATAGTCAGCCTCACAAGCACTCCTCCCAGGTTTCCGAACCTGGGACCCATCCTCAAGAGTCTCTGTGAACAGACGTGCCACGAGGTCTGGCTTAATGTGCCACGCAAGTACAATCGCTGGCCAGACTGGGATGGCAAGATCCCAGAAGAGCTCTACTTCATAAGCCCAAAGATCCGCATCAATACTGATTGCGAGGATTTTGGCCCAGGAACAAAGTTTATCGGGCCCGCCCTCAAGCTCCTTCCCGAAGACCTCATAGTGTATCTTGATGATGATACGTGCTACCCAGCGCATCTCCTCACAAACCTACTCAAGTGGCACAAGACCGACCCTCGGAGCGCGTGGGGTCTTTCTGGATTCACCTTTGGATACTTCTTTCAGGGAATACCCTTTCGGCAGCACGGCCAACCTATAGACGTTCTGGAGGGATATGGTTCAGTCATTGTAAAGGCTGAGTGGATTCAGCGAGTCCTTCCCGAGTTTCGCGAGTTGCTCGAAGTGACATGGCACGACGACATGATCCTATGTAATCTCTTTGAAAAGGAGGGTATTCAAAGAAAGGAGGTATTCACCCCCGAATGCAATGTGACCCAAGTCCGACAATACTCGTTTGGTTTTGCCGAGGACGCGCTCCATCACGTGGCTGGAGGCTCTCATATGGAAAACAATAAAAATATTTTGAAAAATTTTGAAGATAAGGGAAAGCTATACTATAATTACAAATGCTCGTAGATACTTTTATGTTTTACAACGAGTTGGATGTACTTGAACTTAGACTTGAAATTCTTGATGAATATGTTGACCGATTTGTCATTGTAGAAGCAGAGTTGAATCATGTGGGTACTCCAAAAGAATTATTTTTTACTAAAAATCAAGAGCGCTTTGCCAAGTGGCTTCACAAGATCCACCTCGTCGTGGTGCCAGCTGAGGAGTCTCCCAAAGATCACGATCCGTGGGTCCGCGAGAAACACCAGCGGCATTTCATTCTCCATGGTCTCCATGACATACCCAACGACTCAATCGTCATGTTGAGTGACCTGGATGAGATTCCAGACATGACAAAGATTCCTTATGAAAAACTCCCCCATATTGTGACATCTGTACATATGTGGATGTTTGAGTATTCCCTCAAGTACATGTTTACTGGTGAGCCCTGGTTCGGCACGGTAATTACTAACTGCGAACTCTTCAAGCGTGTCGGGCCGAATTACCTTCGGGAGAATCGCTGGAAGTTTCCGTCATTCAGAGAAGCGGGATGGCATCTAAGTAGTTTTGGAACGCCGCAGCACGTCTGGAACAAGATGCAGACATATGCACACGGCCGAGACATTCAGCGTTTCAATGAAACCCCCGAAATGTTTGAGGCGTGGATCGAGTCTGGAACTCATACTGATGGCGAGACACCTCTCGTTCCTAGACCGGCGAATGTCCCTCTACCCGGATCTCCCGAAGTTCTACAGCGACTTGGTCTCTTGTGAGCCCCATAAGTCGGCCCTTTCGTACAAGAAGTTCTTTGATATCATTCACGTGAAGCCATCGAAGAAGTCTTCTTTTTTCTCTTATATTATTTAGAGGATTTTTGTCATCAAGTTTTGCCTGACAAACTGGCCACGTGACATCCCTCAGTTCCTTGAGCTCGTTTTCCACGTTCCCAAGGCGCTCAAGCACGTGCTTTTGGAACTCGTCCATTTTACATATAGCAACCAATATCTTTAGTGTTGCACTCATAGTTTACACAAACAGCCGCCCCAAGAGCCAGAAGGATTCCGAGCCACTGAACCCAGTGCTCGAATTTTTCCCCAAATACGAAATAGGCGACAAGTGCGCCGCCTATGACAATCATCGCCTCCCACATCACACAGGTCCACATCATACTCTTCCCGGCAAAGCTTCTGATCAGAAAGAATATGACACTCACATAGGCTACAAGGCCCATGGTCAAGTGGTACTTGTCCTGGTTTTCACTGAACCACTTGAGGTGGGTGTTTCCAAACAACTCGGACAAAGTCATCATGAAAACATTGAAGACTGTCATCTATTCTTGCTGAGCATAAAAAAATAAAGATCTTAGAGGAGAATGAAGGCGGCCCTTGTAACAGGTGTCACGGGTCAAGATGGCTCGTACCTTTCTGAGTTTCTACTACATAAAGGCTATACAGTGTACGGGATGTGTCGGTACTGCTCTGAAAAGAAGCGCTCGCGTCTCACGCATCTGCTTTCATATCCAGAGTTTCACCTCATTGAGGGGGATTTGACTGATACGGCCCGTATAAACTCTATTATTAATTCTTTTGAACAATATGATAGTCTAGAAGTGTATAATCTAGGAGCTCAGTCACATGTCAAGGTCTCGTTCGATCAGCCAGAATATACTGCCAATGTCGATGCGCTCGGGACTTTGAGGATTCTAGAGGCTATTCGGCAGTGCGGATTCATGAATCGTATTAGATTTTATCAGGCAGGCACCTCTGAAATGTTTGGAGCGAGCAGCCCGCCTCAGGGTGAAACGACCGCCTTTTATCCAAGGAGTCCTTATGGAGTAGCCAAGCTATACGCATATTGGATCGTCAAGAATTATCGCGAGTCTTACTCTATGTTTGCGTGCACGGGTGTTCTTTTCAACCACGAGTCTGAGCGCCGTGGAGAGGAGTTTGTGACTCGCAAGGTGACCCTGGGACTTGCTGATTACCTCAAGACGGGCAAGGTGCTCGAGCTAGGAAATCTCGACTCGGCCAGAGACTGGGGCCATGCGCAGGACTATGTAGAGGCTATGTGGCTTATGCTCCAGATGGACTATCCAGATGACTTTGTAGTAGGTACGGGAGATACCCATACTATTCGAGAGTTTGTTGAACTGGCTTCTCAGGTGGCTGGTATAACTCTTACATGGTCTGGCACGGGAGTGGACGAGGAGGCCCATGATCCAAATGGTAATCTGGTTCTCCGTATTAACCCAGAGTTTTATCGCCCCGCGGAGGTTGACAATCTGCGAGCCGACCCGTCGCGAGCACGTCTTATTCTTGGTTGGGTACCGAGTATCTCTTTTCAGGATCTAGTAAAGAGAATGATGGAAAGTGACCTAAAGCTATTAGGGGCAGTCATGCCATGACGTGGCTCTTTGTAGGTCCGAGGCTTCTGGCTGGTATAGGCCAGGTGACGAAGCGCTACGCGACCCTGACGGGGGGTGATTTTGTAGAGATGGGCCAGAGACCGCCTGCTTCAGAATACGACACGGGATTTGCTTTTGTATTGCCATTCGAGCAGCAACTCGATCTGGTTGATGAATACAAGAAATTCTGTAAAAAGTTTATTTACATGACAATTTGCGAGACGGAGACTGTTCACCCCCTCTATGGAATGCTCGTAAACCGCTACAAGACGCTCTACGTAGCCTCTGAATTTTGTCAAAAAGTTTTTCAAAGACAATTTCCAGACGGAGATTGGAGAATTCTCCATCTGCACGCGCCACCCGTTCCAGAGCGGACACCAGCTCCCACCGCCTCCTACACCTTCTACACTATAGGAAACGTGAATGATCCCCGGAAGAATATCAAGGCTCTTATTCAGGCCCTTGAACATTGCCCAGATGCGCGGTTACTCATCAAGGCGACGTGTCTCCAGGAGGTCAAGATTGACCACCCGCAGGTCACGGTCATAAACGGCCTGATATCTGATGAGCAGATGGAGAATATACACAAGCACGGGCACTGTTACGTCAACTGCTCACACTCCGAGGGCGTCGGAATGGGGGCCGTGGAGGCTGCCATGAGGGGAAAGCCCGTAATCATAACAGACTACGGGGGCCTCAAGGAGTACGTGAGGACTCCCTTCGAGGTTAAGTGCGACCTGGGCCCTATTGGATTTGATGACTTTCTATTCACCAAAGACATGATATGGGGACATCCACGATTAGAAGATCTAGTCACTCACATGAAACATTGCTTTGAGAACAGAATCACGAGATGGGTACATCCTCACACTCTTGGGCTCATGGACTCCATCAAGGATGAACTTTCAGGGGCCAGCCAATAGTCTGCCAAGAAGATTACCAGGGCCAAAACCAATGATGAGTTCAATAGAAACCCATCCTGGGTATTTAGATACAAGATAGTATCATCAATAATTCCTATACCGATTGGCTTCTTTACCACTTTGGTAAAGACGCGAACCAGGAAAAAGTTTATAAATAGAGCAGCGGCTATAAGGTTCCAGGGACCTTCCATGTATTATTAGCACTTTTAAAATATGAGCCAAGGTCAATGGTTGACATCAAGCGACTTGCGCAGAGGCTGAAGCTTCACAAGGTTGAAGGAACAGTGGTACACCATTGCGCCATACTTGTGAAGATCCTTGGGGTTGATAACATAAAGTCTCGTATTATTCATGGCTACGCAATAACTCCTGGAGAGATTTGCGAGCACTATTGGGTACGGGTGGAGCCAGAGGGCCTGGATCTAGATATAGGGTGGGAGGTGGCTTGCCTACATTCCCCTGAGTTATCTGATATGCGCATCGTTCTTGCCGAAGAGTTTCCAGAAGGACTCAAAGACAAGGATGGAAAGGAGCCAGAAGTACTCCGCCAGCCGCAGAACAAGGACATGCTCGAGCTCTGGGAGACGGACCCAAAAACCTTCTGGACGGAGGCCCCGAAGAGCGTACGGAGCTTCAGGTGAAGACAATCTTCGCTACAAGCTCAGGAGGAAGTGTTCGCTTGATCTGCTTGTAGAACATTTCAAAAACTGGGTTAGAGTTCTGGATCTCGATACGCTCCAGGAACGTCTCCTCGTCAGACCGCAGGGTATACAAAAGGTTCACAAGCTGTGAACTCGTCTGCGGGTTGAGGGCGGAAATACCAACCCCCTTGAGATTAAGAATCATAATCTCACGGAGTTTCTTTTCGCGAATAAAATTTTCAACATTCTCAACGATTGGCTTGAGGCCCTTGGCGAACTCCTCCGCCTCTACAGGGTTACTGGGCTGCTTCTTCAGATATTCGTTGCCCAAGACCTCTACATACAGGAAAGGTCCCTCTGGATAGAAGCGAAAGATTTCAGTCATTTGTGCTACTAATAATAGACCTGACCTTTTTAACAGAACTTTTTCGCAGTCAAGAGTAGAATGTTCCACGCGACCCGTTTGCTCGGGGTGGCTTATGTCTCGGCACTGACCTTTGTATCTGCGTGGATATTTTCGACAATGCTCGACAAGATAACACCTCCACTCAAGCCCAGGCACTCCAAGCTTCGCGCCTTCCTGGAGATTTGTGTCCAGTTTGGAATAATAGGAATTATAGGCTTTCTAAGTCGCGGCCTTATCAAGAAAATACCATTCCCGTTTGATGGGTCGGGTGGATATATACACTCTCGGCTCAACGAACTTCGGACACTGCCCTGGTATGTGTTCATATTCATGTTTTTCCAGAAGAAGACACAGGAGAAGATGAAGTTCCTGAGTACCTGAAGCACTCCCAGAGGTGACTCGTTCGCTTGCTAATCCTGGAGAATTCATCAATAGTATAGTCGTCTCCCATGGATCGGTTACACTTGGCGCAGATAGGCCGCAGGTTGTCTATGTTCAGGGTCCCGCCCTTACTCTCGGGAATATTATGACCAACTTCAAATGCAAACGGGGTCATCATATTCTCACACCACGTAACAATGCACTTGTGCTTGAAGTACTTGTCGCCGCACCAGAGTAGCCAGACCTGCTCTCTCAAGGCGCCAGGAATCCTAGCCTTCATAAGTGTTAAAGATGATCATTCTTTAAATCCAAATGGAGAACACCTGCCATTTTGTCGGAAGTCGCGGACTTCTCAAGTCGTGTGATTTTCACTCGTCCGAGCCCCGCTCGAGTTGGGCCCATGACTATCAATACCTTATTAACATGATTAATGGACCAAATATGCATGACGGGATGTCCGTGTACCTCTGCACTGACATGGTTCCCTTCTTTTTTATTCATGTTTTGCCAAAAATAAAACATAATTTTTTTATTGTTTCTGGAGACTCTGATGCAACCGTGCCAGGTGGTCACGTCGATATATGGCACGGTAAATCATACCCCCTTGAAGAGGCGTTGTGTCGCGCGCTCCTCGACAGCCCTCTGCTCATCAGGTGGTTTGCTCAGAATTGCATCCTAGAACATCCCAAGATTCGTCAGGTGCCTATAGGTCTCGATTACCATACGATAGCAGGTGACCCTAGTAAATTTTGGAGGGCTCCGAATGAGGGATATTTGCCTCGTCACCAGGAGGCTCTTCTTAGGAGGGTAAGAGATAACGCCGGTCCCAGGATAGATAAGATTTTTGCACATGTTTCCCTGACAGCCGCCCGCCAAGAAGCACTCGAACAGATACCACAAGACTTGGTAGATATAAACACAGCGACCATGCACAGGACCAAGGTATGGGAAGAAATGGCCAAGTACAAGTTCGTCTTCTCTCCCTATGGAAATGGACTAGACTGTCATAGACACTGGGAACTTCTTTGCCTAGGATGCATACCAATCATACAGTCTGTAGGAAATAATGAAATGTTCATGGACCTTCCCGTTCTAGTGATTGACAAGTGGAGTGATCTCACTCGGGAGATGCTTGACTCGTTCAAACATGAAAAAATAAATTTAAATAAACTTTTTTTAAAATATTGGGTGGACCAGTTTTCCCCGCCACCTAAAGATTTGGCCCAATAAAATTATACATGAAGCCTGTGATTCTAGTGGCCACCATCACCCGTGACAACGAAAATAATTGGGACAAGTTTGTGAACCAACTACAGACGAGTATAATTCCTCTAAAGAATGAATTTAATTTTTTACTTTCTCTGTACGAGAATGACTCAGTCGACAGGACGAAGCAGCTCATGGAAGACACCGACTGGTCTTTTTTCGACGAAGTTGTTTTAATGAATGAAAACTTGGGCCTGCCAAAGTACACAGGTGGAACGGATGCCGAACGCGTACAAAATCTAGCCTTGGCCCGAAACAAATGCCTAGAAGCCAACGGCCTGTTCAAGAAGGCTGACTGGGTTCTCGTCGTAGATTCGGATGTAGAATATACTACTGATATTTTCGAACAGATTGTTAGACATAGGGGAATCGACTGTGATATCTTCACGGGAATATGCCTGACAAAAGATACTCGGGTAATTTACGATCACTGGGTTACTCGATATGTGGAAACTGATAGACACGCCCCCAACTATGAGCTGCAGACGGGTCTCAAAGAGATGTGGGCCACTTGCTCGGGTCTAGTGCTTATGAGAGCGGAGGGTTTCCACAAGGGTGCAAGGTTTAGCCACATCAATCCTCACGATGGTGATCGAGATAGCGAGATGGCCGTTATATGTCTAGAGTTTCGCAAGAGGGGATATGGTCGCATCTGGGCCGATCACTCAATAAACCCGACGCATTACCAACCAAACCTTATTATGTTTGCTATTTATGCGGGGCCAGGTGCTGAGAAACTCGGAAAACACATCCGCGAGAGGGTCTGGCACACACACGATGTGGTGATAGTAGACGGCCACTTTGCCCCAACGCGCGAGTATGTATTCGAGCTGCAGGCGGACGAGCTGCCATCTACTGTGTTGATATCAAATCTGGCAGCAAATGATTCTACTATTCTCAAGTCCAAGCCTGGTCTTGTTCTTGTTGATAGACTAACTGTAAATATGGCTGCAAATAATACATTAGAAACGGTGAGGCGCATTCAGCGGCGTGATCGTCAAGGCGAGATCATGCAGTTGACTGGAGAAATAAATTATATGATTTATAAAGTAAATTTTTAAACGCTCCCAGCAGGGTTCGAACCTGCGACATTCAGATTAACAGTCTGACGCTCTACCGACTGAGCTATAGGAGCCCTCTCCATCTGACTTGTGTGATTCGAACACACGACCAGCGGAGCTACAATCCGATGCGCTACCACTGCGCCAAAGTCAGGATGACAATGTCCGAGTGCGACTCGAACTACAGGGCGTCCCCTGTGGGAGTTTACTATAAGAAACTCCTGCCGTTTTTAACGAGGTGGCGCCCCCTCGAACTCCCCCCAGAGAGGACCAAAGTCCTCTCGCCCCTACATCGTAAATATCTTCTTCACATTCCGTACCTGCGTTCGACATCCTGGGCAGTTGGCCGCGCGCACACCTACCCGCGCCCAACAAGGCGTGCATACAACATGTCCACAGGGGTCGATGAATAAGTCAACAAGGCGTTCAGTACAAATAAAACAAGTAAACGAGGCGTACCTTTCGGACATCGTGTTGATCAGGACTCGCTGCATCTCGTTCACCTCCCCCATAAGTTCCCTGCATTGTAGAGTCAGGGCCGAGATGCCCTCATCAGACTCGTATTTGTCTAAAATACCATCAATCATTGCCTTTAACCCTGTATCGGTGAAGCCAGCAATGGTGGTTCGAAGAAGTTTAACATCTTTTAATTTATCTTCAAGTTCGGCCGTCTTGATAGAGAGGTCACGGCGCTTGCGAACATAATCAGCCTTGAAAATACTCAAGGTTTCCTCGAACTCGGTCCACTCTCTTGAAAGTTCGCACGGGATTGGATTGAGAGTCGGCTCTGGGTCGTTTAGAAGGCTCTCAATCATGGACCGCGCATCCAGGTACGCAAAATTCATTCTCAACAAAATTAAAATATCCTTAAGTTAATAATGAGCTTCAACAGTTCACTGTCGTATAAGACGTTTAACCTGGATAAGGTTCTCATCCTTTCGGCCGCTATACTCCTGATGATCTCGGCCCTGCAGGACTTTCTGGACCCAGTCAGGCGGACCAACCCAACAGTCATCATCCAGGCTCTCACGCGCCTGATACTGGGACTGTTTATGATATACTTCTTCGTGACCGTACTGAAACAGCCTTGAATTATTTTATAAGTTAAGATTAATGGCTATCACAGCTGACGCTCTCATGGGAATATTGATTGGTCTGATGTTTTTCGCTCTGGGTGTGGCAACAGTGGCCATCGCCAACCGAGGGAAGAAGCAGACAGGGTTTGCCCGTGACTCTAGCGGAGAGCCAGTAACCACAACCATCATAATTAAGGATTATCCTAACATAGTGTTTGGTTCTATTTTCATAGTACTTTCGGTTTCTATCCTAGTAATGACGGGAAGTGCGATCATGTCTTAGGGAAAAAAAATATATAAAAAGTTAAATGATGCACCTCATCGGACACCTCAGCGGCACAATCATCACGGATGCCACTGATCTCGAGGAGCGTATGGTCAAGGTTGCTCGAGACTGCAACCTTACCGTAGTCTCCACAGCCTTTCACCAGTTTGAACCTCACGGAGCGACTGGAGTGCTGGTTCTGTCCGAGTCCCACTTCTCAGCACACACGTACCCAGAACACGGGCTCGTGTATGTCGATGTTTTTTGCTGTAGCCCAATGTTCGACCCTGATGTTTGTGCCGTCTATCTGGAGCGCCACCTAGGAGGCGAGATACGCTACCAGAATATTAATAGAGCCATAGAGTAATGGAGAATGCAGCTAGACTTGCCCAACTCAAGACGGCTGCCCATGCTACCGAGTTTGGGAAGGTTCTCTTGGCCATAAGCGCTATTATTGTTACAATAATTGACAGGGATACAAAGCAGTTTGAACTAAAACCCCTGGCGACTATTGCCGAATTAGTTCTGGCTGGAGTAGTGGGCGCAGGAGCCTTTTGGTGGGTCGCCAAAAACCGGGGAGCTCAGAAATTATCACGACTTTTTATAATTTCAGTTTTTGTATTTGCATTTATTCAGCTTATATTTGAACTTTCTGGGTTCAATAGTACTCTTAAACCAGCTTCTGAACAAGACACTGGTGGGAAAAAGATGGCGGCAATTCAATCAAAAAAGTGGATATGGGCTATTTTCGTGATTGGTTTGCTGATAGCGATATGCATAATGATATGTGCGCACGACTGGCCCCCGCCAGTGAGTAATTTCAAAACGGAGCTCGTCGTAATGGGTCTCAGTGGGGCAATACCCGCCATACTCGTAGCTTGGGACCGTGATCCGAAGGCTAAAGCTATAATTGAAAATGTCGGGGTGAACTTTGTAATGATGGGGGTAATACACACTGTTCTCCAACTTACTGGATTTTATAGATATCTATTTACTGCGTCCCCAAGAAACGTATAGAAGGGTGCAGGCGCCAATCAAGGCCTGGGGTCGGGGGGTCTACGGGGATTGGCCGCGGCGTCAGATTGCGCCACGCATACATATCGTGAGGAGAGAGCTCATTATACGGACTCACGTTCTTGTACAGGAGCACAAGCGCCAACACAATGAGGAGAATGAGCAGTGGCGTCATCTTTACTTTTACGGAGATTTTTCTTGTGGTCTCCGCAAGTCTCCACGCCTGGAAACAACTCGGCACACTCGGCAATCTTCCTGGCGTGTTCGATAAAAGTCTTGGGGTCAAAAGTACCCTTCATATAGTTGCAATTCTTACAGCACGGCCGACAATTCTCTGTACAGTAACTTTTGCCTGAATCTAAGCGGTCTATTCCATTCACTCGGACATCCAGGTCTATGTGCATGCAGTATACGCACGGGCTCGTCATCATCACCTTGGCTTCCTCGTCGGAGAGTTTCCATTCTATTCCTCGAATCTGTGCAGCGTATTTAATAGAACCAAGCCGAGAATTTACATTTTTTCGAGACCAGTTTGCAATATATGTTGGATTTTTATCTTTCCATATTTTTGCCGCCTTATTATTTTTTTCCCTGAACTCTTCGGGTCGCTCCTCGAGTTGCTTGGCTCTCCAGGCAATGTCATACCGTTTTTCATTTTGAAGTGCATTATGCGCCTCGCGTCTCTCTGGACGAACATCACCCTTTTTACCCTTAATTCGACACTTTGCACACGTAGAGCATTCACGGCCTTTGGCGTTTATAAACTCCGAAATCCCCTGAAGACCGCGAGAGCAATTGGAACATTTTTTTAGTTTAACTTCGGGAGTAGCCATGCTATACCACCTATGGGAGAATATTCTTTAGACCTCAAGAACCTTGGACGTTCTTGAGGGCCGAAGCCCAGTTGAGGGTTTTTGTATAATATATAGATATGGGTGGAATCAGTTTGAGAACGCAAGACCGCCCATGCCAGACTGGATGCGCAGGATGTTGTAGTTCACCGCGAACAGCTTCTGCTGGGGAGCAGCGCCAGAGATACCGCCCGCCTTGATGGACACGGCCACCTGGGCGTTATCGATACGCGAGAAGTTGCACGTGCCAGTGGGCTGGTGCTCCTCTGGCTGTAGAGCGAAGGAGTACACATAGATGCCCGGGTAAGGGATGCCCGAGTGGTAAATGAAGGGCTGGTACTGGTTGAAGTACTTGCCCAGCTGCTCCTTGAAACGGTCCTGGCCGTTGAGGATAATCTTGAACTGGTTAAGCGGGCCAGCCTCATACATCGTATCCTGCAAACGCGCTCCGGATGCGCTGGAGGGGTAACCCTCCTCAATCCACGTGTAGGTGTTGGCCTGGCCCAGGGTGCCCATAGAGGCCTGCGCGCCGAGCGCAAAGCCAGCGCCGGACTGGGGCTGGCCACCGTTGGCGAAGTACAGGTGGGGCACACCCGTCAGGTGGGGCAAGATGTAGTTGTTGGAGTTCACGAAGATGGCGGTGTTCACCGTCACCTGCACGTTCTGCGTGGCAGTCGAGAAGTTCCACAGGGCGTTCAGGTTGGCCGTGGTGGAGGAGTTGGGGTTTACGTAGCACCACACGAACTCCTTGACTGGGTGGTTGAAGGACAGACGGATCAGCTGGAAAGTATCCCAGGTGGCCGTCGTGGAATCACCGCCAGTGTGCTGGACCTGCTCAATCAGGTACTCGTGGCCCTTCTGGGCGAACCGGCGGCGCTCCTCCGTGTCCAGGTACACGTAGTTAGCCCAGACCTGGAAGTCCGTGCTGAAGTATGAGGTGTAGTAGGCCGTCAGGTCGAAATCCAGGCGAACCTCGTGGTACTGCAGAGCAATCAGTGGCAGATACAGGCCCGGGTTGCGGTTGAAGAAGAACAGCAGGGGCAGGTACACGCGGGGCTGGTTACCGTTGATGCTGGTGCCAATAATGGCGGAAAGCTGGGCGGACGTTGAGACCATCTTACCCCAGCAGTACTTGTCGGACTCGTTGAGGAAGACCTCTGCGTACAGGCGCCACCAGGTCTGGTAGTGCTTGTCGATGCGCTGGCCACCAATGGTCATCTCAATATCGGCCAGGGCGCGCTCGGCAATCCAGCACGTATCGAAACAGTTGTTGTTCGAGGTCGTGTTGGCCGTGATAGGGAGCAGGCTCACGTACATGTTACCGACCAGATCACCGTTGCGAGCAATAGTAACAGACACGCGGCCAGAGTTGGTCGTGGTGCCGTTGACGGTCTGCTGGATGTTCTCCATCGCGAAGTTCGTGTGGCGCTTGTACACCGCCTGGAAGAAAGTCACCTTGGGCTGACCAGTCAGATACACGTCCTGGGCGCCATAAGCTACGAGCTGCATAAGTCCACCGGCCATTTTGGTATATGCCAAGAAAAAAATTTGGGACCAAAGCGCGCCCTGGGAAAAAATATTGGAACATCACAAGAATGTCTACCCCCGCGGCTTCTGCCAATCAGGCCCTGGCGGCAAATGCCGCACTAGCAAAGGTGCCTAATGGTGCCGTATCTGCTGGGACCTTGAACGCCGCTAAGAATGCCAACAAGGCTGTAGTAAACGCTGCGGTCCAGGTGGTCAACGCTCAGGCCAAGGCTGTGAATGCCGCCGCAAATGCCACCACGGTGCCGAATAAGGCCAACGCGGCCAATGTCCAGAAGGCTCTCAATGCCGTCAACCGCACCATGAAGAACCTGCAGAACATGCGGGCCAAGGCGGTCAACGCCAACAAGAACGTCGTGCGATCTATCCTGAATAACAATGCGGTAAATTAGGCAATGTAAATTCCTGGACACTAGTAAATGTCTCAGCGTCCCAAGCCCCCAGTTAAGAAGCCGCCTCCACCCCCAGTAGAGGAAGAAGAGGAGCTGGACGAGTTCGAGGAGGGTGACGAGTTTGGCGAGGCTGACCTCCTGGACGCCCTGAGCTCCTGGTTTACGACCGAGGATGGCGAGACCGTGGCGAGCGCCATGTCTGGTGTCAAGACGGCCCTAGAAATGCAGAACAAAATTCTGATTAAGATTCTGAGCGCAATGACCAAGTCACAGTGCAAGTGCCCTCCAGTCCCACCTACGACTCCTGTTGCAGATGAGGACATCCCTGCTTAAAAATATATCAACCTTTCTTACAAATGGAGAGTGTACATACAATCGATCGTACAACTCCCGAACAAACTCACGAGATCCGAATGGAACTCCACCATTCGGATGTAATGAATATGAGCGCCACCGATCTCACCAGATTCGTCACGGATCTCGAGGATCATATGTGTCTGAACGAAAAAGGAGACAAGTATCTTCCATGGACAAATGGCTTTCGAATTTATGGTTATGAAGACGGAAATATTAGAAATGTAAATCCCGACACATTGGCTGAGCAGCGTCGGCGCTTTGTTTCTATTTGTTCTGATATGTATCATCACTCTGGCCTTCTTGGAATTCGGGAGGATCCCAGTAAGGACATCACTGGCAACGAGTTCACAATGGGCCAACGTATAACCAGGCTCATTGAGACTGTAGATGACACCTATGAGATGCTTTTCCGTTACCTTCGAACATATGAACGTATAAATTCACCTACATGCGTCCCCGCAAAGGGTGCTATTGAGACCGAGTTGTTCAGATGCCAGACTATGACAAACGAAGACATTGATAGCGAAAAGGACACCAGGAGTCCTTTCCAAAAGTTCCTTCTGTATCTCTTAGATCAAGCCTACAAGCTCAAGATGCGTCGTTACGGCGACTATTGCTGCAAGCAGATTGCGACCGAGGATGGCCATCTGACCAAGGCGTGGAAGCCAGTTCTCGAGATCAAAGACTTTGTCTATCTGTATTCTCAAAAGGAGGAAAAGTATGATATGTGGAAGCACATGACGAGCAAGGGGAGTATAGTTGCCGACACTATCCGTCACTTGACTAATTGCAGAGATCTAGAGTTTCTTCCTATCAAGAAGAACCGAAATGTATGGTCGTTCCATAACGGTATTTTCATAGGAAAATTTCTGACAGAAGATGTCAAAAAATCTAGACCAGTGTACGAAACGCGTTTTTACTCGTACACCTCCGACGAGTTCAAGCATCTCGATCCAACTATCGTATCGTCCAAGTATTTTGATCAAGAGTTCAATACAGATAATATTGATATGGTCGACTGGTACGATATCGCAACTCCCCATATGCAATCGGTCATGGATTATCAGGAGTTTTCAGAGGATGTCTGCAGGTGGCTCTACGTCTTCTGCGGTCGCCTATGTTTTCCCATCAATGAGATGGACTCGTGGCAGGTTATCCCTTTCCTCAAGGGTATCGCGAGGTCTGGAAAGTCTACAATTATTACAAAAATTTGTAAAAAGTTTTACGAAGGCCAGGATGTCCGCACTCTTTCAAACAATATCGAAAAGAAGTTTGGACTTGAGAGTATCCACGAGGGCTTCATGTTTATTAGCCCCGAGATTAAGGGAGATATGGCCCTCGAACAATCTGAGTTTCAGTCTCTTGTTTCGGGAGAGGACATGAGCATCGCCCGCAAGAACAAGACGGCCGTGAGTCTTACTTGGACTGTTCCTGGTATCCTAGCTGGTAATGAGGTCCCGCACTGGAAGGATAACTCTGGGTCGGTTCTGCGCCGTCTCGTCACCTGGAATTTTGGTCGGCAGGTGGCGGAGGCTGACCCGCACCTAGATGACAAGCTCGATCTCGAGATGGGTGCCATCTTATGCAAGTGTGTTCGGGCCTATATCGAGTATGCGCAAAAATATAGCGATCAGGACATCTGGAATGTCATTCCCAAGTACTTCCACGATATTCAGAATCAGGTGGCGATGGTGACCAACACGCTCCAGCACTTTCTGGCGAGTGAAAAGGTTACATACGGCAAGGAGCTCTTTTGCCCTCAGAAGCAGTTCGTCACGAGCTTCAACCAGCACTGCCAAGAGAACAACTTGGGCCGACCGCGCTTCAATCCAGACTTTTACGCTGGTCCGTTCAGCACGCGCAAGCTGGATGTCCGTACAGAGACGCGAACCTGGCGGGATCAGGTACTGGCCGCCCAACCATTTGTGTTTGGCTGCGACCTGGCCCAGGATTTAAATACCGTTATGTAATAGAATGCAGACTGCCCGAGCAGCGGGTATAATCGGTCGCGCTCTCATGGCTCGCAGACCCAGAAAATCAGAGTATGTAAATAAATTCAACAAGTACGACTATGCGCTTACAAAGCCAACAATAACAACGACAACCCTCACGGTCCAGGTCCCCTTTAAGGATCTCTCGGCCGAGCCTCTTCCTCCTGGAGTTAAAGAACTTGCGGGGTACCAACTGACTGGCAAGCTGCCCATAGTCCGCCGTGTCAAGAACCGCAATTCCCTTTTAGGAGCGAACAAGATTGGCTCTGTAAAGAGATGGGCATTCCAGATAGAGTTCAAGTCTCCCAATTCAACGGCATATGTAACTCACTATGATAAAGGCCAGGTCCAGATAACATGCACTGGTCCGCACGAGCAGGTATTGCGTTTCCTTCACAAGCACGTTTATGCTGGAATATGGAACCAGCCAGTAACTATCAATAAGATTGATACAAAGATGAACGTGAATAGGGCCATAAAACTCGATGGCCTGCTGACTGAACTGGCAAACAAGGTGCCTCACTCCAAATGCACCGCCACATATGAGCCTGAGCTATTCTCAGGTCTTCAGCTCAAGTGGAAGGACTCCCCCGTGCTAAGTATGAAAATATTCACAAATGGAGCAATGCTCACAATGGGCCTCAAGAAGTTTGAGGATGTGGGCCTCTCTGCCAGAGTCTTTGAGAGTTTTTTCAAGAAATACGGAATAGACCCTCACGCCGTATTCAAATACGCAAAAGGGGGTGGTTACGAGGGTATAGCAAAGCCCCCAGTACCTCTACACAAGAACCTAGGGGGCAAGAAGGCCAGGATGCTCAACACCCGCTATCCACTTGCCCGTGGGTACAACAACTCCCGTAACGGTTTTTATGTACGTCCAGGGCCCAATGGCCAACCTCGATTTTATCCAATGGTGGCGAACCTCAAGCTCATCAAGACAAAGACTCTACGTGCCTATGCAAACGCTGGTGTCGCTGTTCCCGCCTCTGTAAGAAACCTTCTGGGCCTGACAGAGGGCGCCACACCCGCCGCAAAGACGGAGGCTCGGCGCGCCCCTTCATTCAATGCCGTCAAGAATGGCTACTACGTCAAGCCAGGAGTTGGAGGGGCTCCTTATTTTTACAAAATGCCCAAGGGGATCAAAGAGGCCCGAAAGACTGTCGTGGCGGCGTACCAAAAGGCTGGGGTAGGCATTCCGCCAACTGTCAAAGCTCTGTTCGAGATTTCTGCTGGAAATGAAAATACAACGCACCTGAAAAAGACACACTATGTAAATACCAACTCAAAAGGAGCCCTGCGAATAAATGGAAAACAGTATGATCGGTACACCCGCGAGGAGCTCCTACGGGTCGCACGAAATCTGGACATTGCCGCCGTCTCGAACAAGTCAAAGCTCGAAAATATAGCCAAGGAGATTAAAAAGACGGTTAAAAACTTTTTTAATAAGCCAGACCTCGTGGTGAATGGGCAGGCTGTTGTGTTCTTGCCAAATGGACGAGTGAAGCGCGGGAATCGCCCGCGTCAATGGGTGACTATAGATCCTGCCGAGCAGAACGCTCTAGCCAAGGCATACCTACCAAATACCAACTACACCCAGTGGCTCGGACTTTTGCCTAGGAACAGATATCCAGCTATTTTGGCCCACAAGGGTGAACGCAAGGTGGAGGCTGTGAACAGCGCCAAGTCCAACTCTGTTTCGAGTTCAGTATCCACCCCAAACCTCAATTTTGAGATGACTCTCCTAGCCTCTGGAGCCCTAGGAAATAACGCACGAAACAATAACGTGAACGCCCTAGAGAAGATTCTCACTTCCCTTCCAAAGGGGGCGAAGGGCCGCGCACTCAAGCCCAACGTAAATCGGGCAATAAAGAATTTCAAAAACCAAGTGCTCCGCAGAAATCAATTAGCCAATGTCAAGGCCAATTATCTGGAGAGAATAAAGGTGCCCAATTGGCTTCCAGCCAATAAGGTTCAGAAATACAAGAACCATTTGTTGGGAGTAGCCACAACACCCAACACCAAGGGGAAGTTTCCTGCAAAGAAGATCATTGCCCAGCAGATGAAGACGTGGCTCCGTCTGCACATAAACCAGACAGGCCACCCTGCACACAATGTGGAAAATATGACTACAGGCGAGATTATACATTTGCCCGCATATAATCCTCCAGTTATACGCACCCCCAACGTCAATAGCCCAGCACTCAAGAGACTCGGGGCTCCGCGCGCACCCCGTGCCACAGGGGCGGTGAAAACGAGACCTAAAAAGGACCCGCGGGAGAACAAGGCGTATGCCCTCCCGCGGAACAGTGAATCAGTAGAGAATCTGGCTAGTGCTATATCTAATTTAGGACTAGGGATTGGCGCATCTAACAAGTACTCGTGGAAGTATCTGCAAAGCAAAGGTTTAAATAACAGGTTTAAGAATTTATGGCTGAAAAACGTGGCATCTCCCGTGAATTTTAACTCACTCAAGACGGCCAAGGCGCGAGCCAACTATATAGCGGCAAGGAAGAATACTCTCAACAAGAATGCACTCAAGGCACTGAGGGCGCGCAAGGCTCTGGCTAACAAGGTTAACCAGAACAGGCGGGCTGCGAAGAAAGGCAATTGAGCAAGTCGAATATCTTGTGCATAAGCGCAAAGAGCTTATTACGATCGCCAATATCCTTTGGATTCACAATCTCAAACTCAACGTGCCATGTTGAATCCTCGTCAGAGTCTTTGTCGTCGGGGTCTCCCTGCATCTGGGTCATGTCTATACTCAAGTTCTTCCGAACAAATGACCAACGCTTCTTGATCTTGACGCTCAACATCTCCTCGTCATCCTGCTCGTAGGGCTTCTCCTTGGCCACTCCAAGACGTATATCAAATGGCTGGTCTGCGAGCGCAAAATCGAGAGCCTCAATCTTAGTTTTGATAACCGCAACCGACTCATCAGTGGACTCATCCACCGTGATTCGCTTGTTCTGATCTCCATAGTAGACTGTATAGGTCCCCTTACTCGCCGACTCCCAGCCGTCATATTTACCCAGTGCCTTCAAAAGGCGCTCGAAAGCCTCTTGCCCCACATTTGTGTCAAACTTTTGAGCCGTCTTACGACCAAGACGGAACTCAATCTCAACATCAGGCTCTTGGGCCCACCTTCTGATAACAGGACTCCAGCTGTCGTAAAGACGGCGTGCGGTTTCCATTTTAAAGTTTAAACGTGTGTTCCTTTTATGCGGGGATTGCCCAATCTTGGCTCCACGTGCTATTTCAACACGGCTGTTCAGTGCCTGGCACACGTGCCTTGCCTGACGAACACACTACTGAGAAAGCCTTACGAAGGGGACTGTGTGCTGACGAGAGAGTTTAGTCGCCTTGTGTATGACTTGTGGTCTGAAGGTGGAGATCCTAACCCGCGGCCCTTGCTCCTTGCGTTCAGAACCCGTTTTCCTTCTTTCGACCCGGGGCAACATGACGCACAAGAGGCTTTTTTGTGCCTTGTGGATGCTTTGGAAAACTCTTTAGGAAAAGAATTTATTAAAAAAATATTTACAGGAAGAGAAACTCAGTTGACTGAATGGGATGGAGGAAGATCTGAACGCACAGAGGATTTTGTTACTGTGGTTTTCTCTCTGATGGATCCTTGTGAAGTGACTCTAGAGGGACTTGTAAAGTCTCGGGAAAAGCCCAATGAAATCTCGGGCTACAAAGACGACTCGGGGATAGAGCACAATGCACGCGTCACGACCAAGGTGTCTGAGTGGCCACAGATTGCCACATTCACCTTTGCCTGCTACACTGGCTACAAGCCTATAATTATTCTACCTGATGAGTTTGCAGGCCGTCAGCTCTTTGCCGCTGTATTGCACGTAGGAGGGCCCCAGGGAGGGCACTATGCACTAGCTGTGAGATATAACGGGGATTGGTATATAAAGGACGACGGGACAGTTTCTAAGATGGACAGTGCTCCGAGGCGTGGACCGTTCTACATGGCTCTTTACAGATTACAAAATTCTTGAAACTGAATATTCTCTCTCAAATTGATGAGAGTTCTAAAAAATGTTCTTCGGTTGTTGGCGTGCTTCTTGTCCGTGCGGATCTTTTCTACGTACCAGCCCAGTTGTCCGTATCCGCACTCCACTATCGTACCATCTGGGAATCTCGGACCTGAATACAGGTAGGCCTCCTTGTACAGGCGGCCTTTTTCTTGGACATTGAGCTCTCCGCCCTTGCGAATCTCAAAGTCTATAGTTATTCTTGCGCGAGGCTTCCATTTGAAGAGAGTCTCGTGAGTTCCCATGCGCACTGGCTCGTTGACTGGCGTGAAGACCAGGCCGTCCGTCTCCCACGGGAAGGCATTCAGATCGGGCAGGGGGCCAGGGAAAACAGCCATCTCTTTGACGCGAATCTCGAAAGGGTCTTTGGCGGAACGAATGATCGTCTTGAGCAAAGCCTTGGCGGCCAGGAGGCGCTTGTCCAGAGTCTCTTTCCTAATATCGACACCTTTCGCGCAGATGGCATCGTATATCAGAAAGAGCGGTCGAGCCGTAGGATCCCTTGGTTTCACAAGCTCGCCGTCGAGTACGGTACCTCTAGGTATCATCGTGTTGAATGGAAAGATTTCAAAGGCGCGATTTACCAGGCATGTAAAGCGCTTTCCCTCCACGTCAAAACTCAGAAGGAGATGGCGAACACCATCCGTCTTTTCGCATACGTAATAAGGCCTCTTTTTAAACTCCGCAAAGTGCCGTCTCTCTATAGAAACGGGTTGCGGACCTGGGAATCGCTCTGGATCTGGCGATTCCCAGGTCTGATGAATAAAATTTTTAATTTGTATGTCCATTATTATTTTAATGTGCAGATTTTCTAAGCCTCCATACGCACGCCAGCAGTCTCGAGGATATTTCCCACACACTCGTGTACAAAGTGACAGATGACTGTTGCGGATGTAACTGCACCTATCTTGATGCCCAGACCCTGGAGGACACGAAACATACTTTCATCAGAAGGGAGCTTTACGGGAACCTTCTCTCCTCGGAGCTTCTTATCGACTGGTTTCCCGTCCATGGCCCATACCCTGGCCTCGGTGCTAGTGACCTCGTAGAGTGAGTCAGCGAGCTTGCGACCAACGGTCGTGTCAAATTCGAGGCCCCTCTGGTTCGCTGGTTCCGTCGAATCAGCCTTGGTCTTTTTGGAAAACATTTCCCAATTAATCCCCTCCTTGACTGCAGGGAAGACCAGGACCTGCAGGTTCTTGTCAAATGGGGCAATAGCCTTGTGAATAGACGCCTCGTCAAGATTCGTTCCGTACTCGAGCCAGATGATGCGCTCTCCAGCCTTGATGAGCCGAGGGAGACCCGCCTTGTCTGGGACGAAGGAGATGTCCAGATGGATCCCCTTAATCATACAATTCATGTGAATATTCATCATTGTGTGCAGTGTCGTCGCGCTGATTGACTTGTTCTTCGTGACGGCACAGACATGGATCACCGTCATTATAAATATTATGTCGGCTCTTTTTAACTATGAAATCTTTGCGCACCTTGGCTCTCGAGGCCTTAATCGTCGGCCTTCTTTTGGTTCTGATGTTCAAGCTCGTGAGTCTCTTGGGCCGCGGTCTTGTCCTGACTGTGTTTTTGACGGGCGCGCTTTTCCACCTGACCTGTGAGGCGACTGGTGTGAATGCTTGGTATGCTAAGAATTATTTTGCTTCTTGAAGCATCTTCCTCTGATACAACCATTTCATAATGTTATCCATTTTAGTTTGTTGCATTCTTCATAATATTCTGGATCGACTATTACAAACAAACTACCATCGCTCTCGGAAAGTTGAAGTTTAGCCATTAATCTACAAGAGTCCCACACCTTTAGGCCGCCTGCAGGCGCGCGTCCAGGGTCCCGTGGAAGCGAATGTTGCCCACGTGGCCCAGGGTCGTCGTCACGTCCGCGAAGATCTGGCCATCCATCTGCTGCCAGCGCCGGCAGAAGGCGTAGTCCTCCGAGAGGTACCGGCGGCTCACAGGGTCGATCATACAATCAAAGCAGGCGTGATACTCTTCGAGATCTCGGTTCTGGTGATCGTTTACGCACTGAAGATCTGGATACTTTTCCGCCATCTTCTCAAAGACGTGGCGCTTAATACACATGAAACCAGTCGGACCGTCCAGGACCTCCACGAATCCGTTGCGGACAGGGCTGTTCGCAAACTTGAAATTCATCACGAGGCTCGAGCCCATCTTGTTCGGGTCCTTGGTCTCGCCCGCCTTGACGCCGCTCTCGACCTGGTCCCACATGATGCACTTCTTGGGGTAGCAGGCCACGGCGATATCGTGTCCCGATTCGATGAGCCGTACAACCGACTCGGGATCGAAGTGGACATCCGCATCAATGAAGAGAAAGTGGGTCGCCTGAGTCTTCTGCATGAAACGGGCCACCGCCAAGTTGCGCGCGCGGTGGACGAGTGACTCATTCTCCGTCGTGTCAAGCATCATCTGGATACCCTTAGTTGCGCAAAGACGCTGAAGACGCAGGACAGACTCGGCATATGGAGCAAGGCAAATACCGCCATAGCATGGTGTGCTTACAAACAGTAATACAGACATTAACTATCTAGGTGCCTATATGTTTAAGTATGAGCGCTTCTAGCTTGGTGATTGTCGGAACACTAACTTCTCCTATAGCGGCTAGTTCCTGCTTTGTCACGCCCCACGTCTTCAACATCATATACATAACCGTTGACGCGACCGCCTTCGGAGTCCTGCCCTGAAGATGAGGACACTCCTCCAACTCCTTGCATCTGGCAACCATCTTGCACTTGGTCCGTCCACGCTCAGTTGAAGGCACCGCCGTCACGGAATTGAAGAAGCGCGGTATGAGGTCCGCGGGAGTTGTCACTATAACCTGCTGATCTGGGTTCTGCTCCAAAAAAGTCTCGGTTGTTCTTGCCATGTCTCGCACAGGAATATGAAAAGCAGCCGCAATCTCTTGAGTAGTTCTGGAAAGACCCGCCTCCTTGCACGCTTGAAATATGCAGTTGGCCTTGACTCCTACGCGAACAGCGCCTCTCGTCAGGGTTTCTTCACTAAAGTGTTTATACTTGATCTTGGCCTGATACATGATGCTATCAGGAAGCTTCAGCACATCCTTGCCTATTCTATCCATATCTGCATACGAATGAAAAAGGCTGCGGTCCTTGTGATTCATCGAAAGGTGAAAGTTTATCCGAGCCAATCGCTTGTTAGCATAAGTTCCAGACGGACGGACTGTCATTATAGTCCCCGTGTTCCAACCCTGGCTAAAGTGATCGAGATTGGTTGGCGCCCCCACGCGTGAAGGATCTGATACGGCGCCATCTGCATCTATTCCTCCCCGCCATTCGGGCTCGTCTGAAATGAATATACTATCAGCCCTCCCACATTCTAAACAGACTGGCATATTGTCATCATTGAACGTCCGCACTCCGCCGCATTCACACTCCCATTGACTCAGGAGCTTGAGGGATTCTTCAGGAGGCGGAGGACCACGAGCCAGTTCGAGACACTCCCATATGCGGTCCATGTCGCTCGTCACGACTGGCGACGATTCGCGCCGAGTCATCTTCATATCTATTGTCTCGCACTCACTACACACTGGGTGTCCATCGTAATTAAACCAGCACAGCCCGCCACATTCTCCACAAGATGGACGGGACTGCATTTCAATGTTTTACGTCTCGTAATTGTCCGCGTCACACCCCTGGGCAAAAAACCTGTTTTCTTAGTAATGGACTATCTCCTTACTGGAATTGTTATTGCTCTTATTTGCCTTGCAGCGTGGCTATTCTATCGGCGCTGGGTTGGGCGGTACAAGACGGCCCCCGAGCCCGAGGAGTACGAGGAGGATGCGGCTCCATCTATCCAGGCCGCATCCGCCGACCCACCAGCCAAGGCCGAGCCCATCCCAGAGCCAGGTACTGGAGAGGAAAATTAAGTTCTAATATATTAGTAGAATGTATGTCCCTGGGCGTCAGTCGGCTTACACGTGGTATGGAGTAAGGCGGCCAGAAGAATATAAATTTAGTTTTAAAAAGTTTATTGGCGGGGCTATGAAGTTGGCTGGACCACTCATGTCCATGACCCCAATGGGGAGACTGGCTGGTTTGGCTGGTGGAGCTCTGGGAGCCTTGGGAGGAGGAGGCGGCGGGGGCGGCATAGCTGGAGACTTGATGGCTGGCGGTCTCGGAGCAGCCGCTGGATATGCCGCTGGTCGTATGGGCGGAGGCGGAGCCTCTGGAGGAATGGGCTCCCTTGGAGGAATGGGCTCCCCTGGAGGAATGTATGGAGGAATGGGAGCCCCTGGGGGATCCAGCGGCGGTGGTCAGGCTGGCGGCTCAGGACCTATAACTATCAATAACCCGCCAGTAAAGGTAAATATTCAGATTTCTGGAAAGGATATGGCCGCCTCTTCAGGCGTCTTTGCGGAAGAGATTGGTGTTCCGGGAATGACTGACAATACTATGGGCGGCGGCGGAGGCGATGGCGGGGGCGATGGCGGCGGCGATGGCGGCGGCGATGGCGGCGATGACGGAGGAGGCGGAGGCGGTTCAGGTAAAGACGTGAGTACGAGAGCATCTCGCAGAGCTGATCGCAAGGCGGCCTTAAAGGCGCCTCCTGGCAAAAGTGGCGGCTTCGGTAGGCGGCGGAGGTACACTGAGGAGTTTTCGGGCAGCAGTCTGATACCGATGCTCGAAGAGTCCGACACCCCTCTTATCACCTTTGCTCTCGTAGCTATTCTAATCTCACTTCTTGGAAACTGATTTATTATACTCATCTAACCAAGCTTCGGGGAACATCTTTGGCGCATCTTCTAGTTTGGCTAGTTTTGCTCCAGTCTTCTTGGCGTAATTGTTATAACCGACAAGCCAACTGGCCATCACCTTTACCATGACGTCTGGAGGCGATTTCTCGTCTATTATTTTTCCAGCCCCAATAGACCGAAGTTGGCCCATCATGAGTTCCTTGTATTCCTTATCCGCCTTGGCATCGTAGTAGCCCTCGATAATAACGGGCTTGATAAGCAAAAAGAGAATTATGACGATGGCTATAGTCAGTGCCAGCTTCATTTACAAAATGTGGATATTTTTTTCATAAAAGAAATCTCCTGAGGCTCTGCTTCTGTTAGAATCAGTGCGTAATATTCCGTAAACTCTGGCTCTAGTCCATATTTGCGTTTCAGGGCCTCGACCTTTTTTCGTTTCATGCACTCATTCTGAAACTTGGTCCACATTGAACCTGGTCGCAATTTCTTTAGTGTCTTTTTTACTAAAAAGGCGGGCTTGAATATAGCCAAAGCCGAAAAGTAATGCAAAAGTCCCCACGACTGTTCTCGATACATTCTTTCGTCAATGATATCGACATCCGTCATTTCCCCTGCCAATTCGGCAATCTGGTCGAGACTAAGATCCCCATCTGGATAGTTTTCCTGAACCATTGCCCAAGAAAATCCGTGCTCGTGTATAAAGGTCGGACTGTGCCCAGTGACGCCTTTACAAAAGAGAACCTCTAGGTCTTTGCGGGGCTCCTGAAAAAAGTCTCGCGAGTCTGATGAAAAATCAAGCTCTTGGAGCACGTACCTCACGGACCCCTTTGCATCTTCGGCTAGCTTGCGGAGACGCTTCTCATCCGTCCCAGGTTTTAAGAAATTAATTATTTTTATTATTTTCTCAGGCGTAGGAACTGGATACTCGTGATTGAGCACTGGGAAGGAGAGCCTGATAGGGGCTCTGGCCGTGATGAACATCTGGGCCCGTGAAGGGCTTCCTTGGAGCTCGCGAAGTCCAACAAGATCTTTCAGGGTCTCGAAGTCGTCTATAATCACAGCCTGGTCACTTGATCTCATGCGGGCCATGAATTCAAGAGTCGACTGCTTTGAACGCAGGATGTCTTCAGTTAGATGAACACCTCCAGTCTTCTCCACCAACCAGGTCTTTCCTATGCCTTCTGGGCCCCATACGCAGATGACATCGGCACTCGCGAAATCTTGAGCTGGTTTTTTAATGTCTCGAGTCTTAAGAAACCTGTCCATGGATGATGAATCTCTTACTCGTCAGCTCTTAAATATGATACTCGAAAATAACGCGTTTATGCCTTATATCATAGGTTGGATGGCGTTCAACGTCTTGACCTTGGCTCTCGTTATTTATATCTCAATACGTATTAGCCTAAGGCCATGACTGTGATTCTAAAAAAGGATCGCGACGGCACGCATAAATTCGTAGCAGTAGTTCCCACTACAGACGGAAGCTCCAAGCAGGTTCATTTTGGTCGTACAGGCTACTCTGATTACACAAAGCACAAGGACAAGATGCGCATGGGGCGATACCTAGTGAGGCATCGAAAGCGAGAAAACTGGACGAGATCCGGGCGATACACGGCCGGCTTCTGGTCTAGGTGGCTCTTGTGGTCCAGGCCAAGCTTTAGGGGAGCACTGAAGCAGACTGAAAAGATCCTTGGTCAACGTATTATTTTCCGTGCAAAGTAATAATGAGTAATACGAATGTTCCAACACATATTCAGTTATCATTTGTAGCAGGTGCTATAGTGAGTCTTGTGTTGATCATTCTATCTTCTATCGGAATAAACAAGGTACGGCGAGCAAAACGGGCCAAGGGTGGTGGCTATGCCCTAATGGTCATCGGGCTGGTTTGTCAAATATTGGCATTAATGTATTTCATGGCTTCTTATCTCAAGGCGACAGGGAAACTCGCGGGCATCCAGGCGGCTGCAATGTCCAAATTTGCCCCTCGGCCAATCGGAGCAGTGGTGAGCAACTCGGCTGTATAATTTTTTTAGAGGGATATAATAATGAGTGCCTTACCAGCTCTCCTCATGTCTTGGCTCGCGGCAGTGCCTACGAGTTTTGGGGCTGGCTGGCTCCTCTCTCAGGGAAAACCAGTATCAGTTGCGCTCATATTTCTCTTGTCTCTTGCGATATCGATGGATATAGCAAACCGTTCAGGTCTAGAGAAGGGAATGTTTTACGGACTTGCTGGCTTAATGGCCGCCATCCTGACGGTTGTTTCTTGTACGCCGTGGATGGTGGCTCTCAAGAAGGATCCCAAGAGTGGAGGAGCCAAGGCACTTCCAATCTCAGGTCTTCTTTTCGCAGTAGTGACTCTGGCGTTTGCAATTGGTTTCGGATTTATGAAACAAACGGAGGGAGGGCTTCAGGGAGGTCTCATTACACTTATGTACGTATTCGTAGCTGGATCTATGGGATATAGCGGAGCGCAGGCCAAGACAAACCCCTCGGCCAAAGGCAATACAATTTACATGCTTGGTATTCTAGTTCTTCTTACTATGTTCGATGTATCTGGGGCGTTGAGGGAGAAGAAGGCCGCCTTACAGGGGAATGCTCAAAAAATAGAAAACTTAAAGGCCCACGGAGAAGAGGTTGTTATTAATGAAAATACAGGAGCAATCGGCGCAGTCGGTAAAGTGAATCTCGCCGCCGCCAGGGCAAAACTAGAGACGGCTTAATTAGACCCGATAGAACTCACCGTCTGGCTGAGGCGGTGCATCGCCTCTGGGGTCCTGGTCACGTCGTAATTCATAGTGTGGGCCGGGCCGATGCCCATTGAACCCGCCTCGGCGAAGGCGTCCTGGTTCGCGCCCATATACACAAAAGTCCAGCCATCCTTGGTCTTCTGCTCGACCAGGTCCTTGATGTGGGCCTTGGTATAGGTCTTGGAGGCGTTCTCAAGACCGTCCGTGAAGATCACCACTACACCCGGTTCAGTACTCGCCTTGAGTAACTGACCCAGGGCATCCAAAAGGGCCGTTGACCCGCGAGGCTTGTACGTCTCGCGGGTGAGCGGTTGAACATCTCCCATCTTGAGGGCCTCGTATGAAACTTGATACTCATGGTCGAACTGAATGAGGGTCAGCTTGGCCTCGGGATTTTGCTCTTTCACGAAAGCATTAAACCCGCCGAGCACGTCGTCCCAGCACGTCTCCATAGAACCAGAGCGATCGAGGAGAAAGGTTACGCAAGCCATCTTGGTATTTTTTTGGCTGCTATCCTTAGATGGAGTTCTTCACCAGGTCACAGACCCAGAAATTCTTGGCTGCCGATCCAGATGGCTTTATATCCCGTCTCGGTCCTTATGACCTTGTGGCTAGGCACTGCCAATCATGTGAAGAATACAAGCGTCTAGCCATAAACTCTGCGAGTGGATGGACCCCAGATGAGAAGGACCAACTTTGGCGCCAGGCTCAGTTGGCCCAGGAGTTTCTTGAGACGACCATATACTCGGGACTTCCATGGCGGTTCGCCAAGGCTTATTACGAGGACGGACTTCCTCACACCCGCCTTGACGTCATCTTCCTTTCAGGAGTTGTTGATGCGAGCACCCTTATCCACGAGATAATCCACGTGGGCCAGAAGATGCGCGGGCCCCAGATACCTCCAGGGTACATCTTGACCAATCAGCACATAGCCAACATGCGGGCCAATCCAGACACGGACGGGAAGGTCTGGTACAAGAATGGCGTGCCGGCTGGAGGCTTCTTTGGCCCCAACCCTTCAAGTATTATGGATATACGTGAGTATGTGAAGCACCCCTTCGAGGCCGAGGCGTATGCAATCGAGGAGCGTTTTGTTCTTGGATAAAAAAAACTTTTAAAATTTAATGAGCCTTACCATTGTAACATCACACTGGAAGGAGGACCTCAATTGGCTTTTGGAGTCAAAGTTCCCTGTAGTTCTGATTGACAAGGAGGGTGCGGATCCCAGTCCGTTTGTTCCTCAGCATGTCATTCCGAATTTAGGAAAGGAGTCAACTGCTTACCTCAAGTACATCATCGAGAATTACGATAATCTGCCAGATGCGGTGGCTTTTATACATGGTCACGAGACTTCTGTTCATCAAAATCATGATCGCCCTCTTCTAGAGGTTATAGAAGGAGCTAATTGGCAAAAGTACGGCTACGTCCCGTTGGGAAATACTCATTATGCCGAAGGATTCTTGGATGAATATGTTCAGCAGAAGGCGAGCAGTATTTTCACTTATAGTGACCCTATAAGGCTATATACATTTGCTCGTAAACTATGCATCCCCATAAAGGGCGAATTTCCAAACGAAGGTGCGCCATGGATTTATGACCTTGGGGCGCAATTTGTAGTGACCAGGGAACTCATTCTCGCCAACCCCAAGAAGCTCTACGAGGGCTGGTACTATATATTTAATAATAATTTAGACTTTAGCAGGGAATTGGGATATATCATGGAGAAGTCGTGGCACGTTACGTTTGGCCAGGATCCCGTAAATATGCCCAAACAAGATTGGTTTTCGTTTGATTGGAATCCCAAACGCGCTTATGTCGATGAAGAAGGTATGCACGGAATTCCAATAGACTTTGGGTGGTCTAAACCCGAGCAGGCCTGATTGCCTTTGGAGCTTTCCGTAGCAGGTGAGACGGGCCGGCAGCCTTGATTCCGTAATACTTTTTATAATTTGAAATTACAAAATAAGTTTCTTTTACAGCCTTGTAAATAACGCGCCCCTTCTTGTCCTTGTAGGGTGTTACTATAAAAGGAATTCTATTTCCTATTATTTCTGCAAGTGAGTTCCGACGCGTTTTAGTGGCCTCTTTTACCAGGGCATTAAAACGCTTCATATGATGTGCAAATAAAAACTTTTTATATATTAGATGGACGGAATGGCCGCCAGGATGATGGCGAAAAACTCTGGAAAAATGGGTCAACTCACCTCCAGAGTGGGCGGGCTCCGAGGTAGGATCTCTGGTCTTGGCGCGGGTGCTGGAGAAGTCATGGGAGTTCCGGGCATACCTGCAGGCCCTGGAATGCAAGGGGCGGTTGGAGCCCCAGTCACTCAACGCATCTACTGGCCAGGAACCAGGGGAGAACCGCAGCGAGAAATTCCTGCTCGCCAGTGGACGCCAACATCCGTCACGACATCCTTCGCGGGTATGGCGGGCGCAGCAGCCGTAGCTGGAGGGGGCGTTGTTGCGGCGACAAAAGCTCCTGGTTTATTCGCAACATGGGCTCCTACGATTGCTTTCGTAATTGGTATACTTATTATTCTAGGATTTGTCATTTACTACACCTTTTATCACAAGGACAAGGTTGATAAGGCGGTAAAAATGGCCAATGACGCTGCGGATGACGTGGCTGATGAAGCCAAGAAGGACGTCTCCGCTATTAAAGGAAAAGTTCGCAAATTGATGTAATGGAGGTTTGCTACGATGAAACCACCAAGACGTGGACCACTCGCCCGCTGACCGTCAGGACGGCTCCACTTACTCTACGGGAAAGAATCTTGCGTCTCCTTCGGAAGATTCTTACCCGTGTCAAAAGTTTTCTCAAGTTAGATTAATGAGGAAGACTGTCATTGCAGTATTTATTCTCCTCTTTCTTTTTGGATTTTGGCTAACGTCTCGTCCCTTGGCACGGCCCATCTGCCCTCGAGGATACTACCTCGTCCCTGGGCCAAACTCCTACGCGGGGAACCCACGGGTATGTATGCCTATAGGCGAGGAAAACTCGGAGGATGCCATACCTGCCTCCAACTACATGCCTCCTCTGGACTCATCTGTCATACAATATCTCTGAAGATTTGCAAACTGCGCAGACAGATGCGTATGCCAGGGATAAAGAACGAATATCTGAAAGCAAAGGGCGAATGTTCCTATACAGACTGAGACTACTGGGAGCCAGGGCGTGAGCTGACGAGGAGGCTGGAGTTCAATGTCCATATATATTAATAAACAAACACAACTTTTTCATTCTCCAGGGCTTTGCGGGCCTTTTCTAGAAACTTGGTGACTACTCCTGGCTTTATAGTGTCTTCAAACGCCCCTTCGCGATTTTCATCTTCTAGTGCGTCGAGATCCTCTTTTGCGAGGATCATCGGTCTGTTCTCCCAGTCGCATCGGCGCTCATCGTAAGCCAAGTTAAACTCGGAACGAGTAGGAAACATCTTGTCCTGGTACAAGTTACTGACCCAGGACAGCATGTCGGGCGAGTCGAACTCGCCAATTTTATTGCGCCATTTGGGCATGGCAAAGTCGATGAGCTTGCGCTTTGGAGCAAACTTCACTGGTATGGTGGCAAAGGTGGCCATTTTAGAAACTTAGATGTCGCCGTCCTGGGCCGAGGACACACGACTCAAAACCTCGAGGGCCCTCGAGGTGTGCCTGGCCTCCAGAAGATCGTGAAATTCAGAAACTTGGCTAGAAATATACTTCCCTCCCTTGACTTTGAGGAACGCGTGCCAGTAGTATTCGGCCCTGGCCATCTCACAGGCGTACACCAGATCAGTCGCCTTATTCGCCTGAGCGCGAGTCACGGCGTCCTGAGCGTTACGGAGGAACTCAGCCATTGAAAGGATCTTTTTTTTGTCACAAATACTTTATTCTGGCGACCCTTGGACACAAAACCTATTCATCTTCCTTGCGCTCGAGAAAGTACTTGGCGATATCTTTCGAGAGCCTTTTTCCTTTTTTAGAAAGGTGAGTAAGTCCGTGTGAGTCAGTCTCTAGGTCTTCAGATGGGTCAAATGCGTGTTCAGTAAGTATCTGCCAGCGCTCTCTGTACCGACGATTCACGAGACTCCCATGCCAGTGATGAAGAAGCGTCCCTGGCACGTATCCGAGGCGGAAGTTCTTACATCGGGCTTCGTAGGCCATCAAAAGAAGTTTATAATTTATATTTATATTCCCAGGAAAGCTATCCTTGACGCGATTTATCCAAGACAGAGCCATGTGACGATCAGCCGAGCCAAGGATGGCCCAATCCACGAGGCCGCCCATCTTTTCCCAAGCCCATCTTTTACAGGCCCATGCATACCCTGGGTGCCAAAAGCCATACTTGTCAGTCTTGGTATATTTGCTTCCACTATCTCTGTGCATATATCCAAAACTTTTGTCAATCTTCATGGCCTCACCACGTGGGCCGAGATTTATCACCGTCTGGAAAAGCTGAACGACATCGTCGTCTTTGAGCTGTTTCAGGGTATCCTCGACCCAGTTGGAGTTGAGAAAGGTCAAGTCGGCGTCTATCCATGCAATGTAGAGCCAGTCTGCAGGAAGCTTCGGGACAACCATGTTCACCAAGTTTTCCTTTATCCATATTTGATCCCGAACTATAAAAGTAAAATGGGTTGCACAGAGTTTTGGAAGGGGCGCGGGACCGAGAGCCTCTGATATGACGAGGCGGATACCAGGCGTCTTCTGGAGGCGCTGGACGCATTCTATAAAGAGACGATGACGGGATTTGAACCCACAATAGTTGAAATACGGTAATATTACATACAGGGGGTTATCTTTCCTGACGCCACAGCACGCCATGAACTACTATTGCTTGAGTAAATTATCGGGCCGGTAAAAAGCCATGTAGAACTCGCCTCGCATATCTTCAATTCCGCACGGGAGTTCGTATACTATCGCATCCTCCTTGATGTACCACTTGTCTCTGACCTTGACAAGAAGAGCGTAGTGTCCGCCTTCTGTGCAGCCCCTGTGAAGAACGATGGCGAAGAGTTTACGATTCTTAAACTCGAAAGGGATAGTCACTGGGAATTTGTGGTCGTACATCGCAAAGGTGAAGCTAAGGACCTGAGGCCATTCAGAAGGTTCTCCAGACTCTTCAAGCAGGTCCTCTAGAGAAGACGGCTCGTTTACAGAAAGTATGAGAGTCGGCAAGGGGCTGAAGACTTTGAGGCCGATAGAATTCTCGAACACCGCAATCAGAAGGAGGACGACCTCTTGAGCGTCATGTTGAATGCCTTCGGTAAAGGCGCTGTATCTTGATCTAAATGCTTCAAGCAAGCATCTAGGATCAATGGGTTCGTCAACTCCTCGTATGAAGAGCCGTCGGAGGACTTTTTGGTACTCGGCGGTGATTGTGCATTGTCCAGTGTACTCGTGAAGCATAAGATGCTGCGCAAGGGGCGGAACATGAGCCAAGCATTGAACGGCGACATTGAAATAGCAGGTATTTCCTAGATTCTTAAGCCCCCTCATCCTTAAGGCGGTAAATCGCTCTGTTTTGATCGTCAGTTCCTATCCGTACAAGTTTTCCAGTCTTTATGAGATTCTCTAGTTTCGCGGGCCAAGGAGAAACGGGTTCGGAAACGGGAGCTGGCTGTGCAATCTTTGTTCCGTTACGCAGGGCCGGGCGCTTGTACATCAAGGAGTCCGACGATTATGGGTGTCACGTAGGCTATCGAGCGCGTGGTTACCGTGTCAGCAACCCACCGCAGGGACTGGCAGGTTGGTGACCCGAAGGCGAAGACCGAACTAATAAAGCCCGTGCACTGATGGTGATAGAGTTGCTCAGAGGCCCACCGGATGCAGTGGGAAGAGAATACAATGGCTGCCAGACGGTAGTACCGGGACATGTGCGTTGTGAGACACCTTGATGTTAGCCTGACCCCTAGACACAAAACCTAGTTTATTGTATGAAGAGACACCCTCGGCACATCATCCTGAAAAAATCTTGGCCCCAGAGGTACTTTAGTGGTCTGAGCCGGATGATGATGTTCACCCGTGAACGTGAACTCATGAAAAGAAAACAAAATAAAAATTTTGTTTTGAGAAAATCTAATAAAAGTGCAAAACCACGCAAGTCGCGGTGGACACTGCAGTTTCACAAAGTTTACCCAGGACTAAAGTTTAATAAAAGTTTAATTTCCAAGAGGACTGGAATTTCCCTGAAGGTTCTAAATACTGTATATGATAGAGGGCGTCGCGCATGGCAGACGGGTGGGAGCCGGCCAGGGATGACGGCGGACCAGTGGGGGGTTGCTCGTGTATACAAGTTTGTTTTGGTTTCCAAGAAAAAGGCTCCTAGGGCCTGGTACGCTACTCGGTTTGATCCTGATCAGGACCTAAGGAATCCCGCGCCTTCAGGGCGGCGTTCTTAATCGCTTTCTGATAGAATTCCTCAGGCTCCCAGGCATCAAAGGTTGCCGCACACTCGTTCATCTTCATGGCAATGTCATCATCAGTGCCAGTGTACTCGGTCCATTCTTCCTCCTCTTCCTCCTCCTCCTCTTCTTCCTCCTCTTCCTCCTCGTCATAAATCTCGGGATACAATGAGCCCAATTGCTTCCCAGCGACATTTCGTGCGGCATACATCAGACCCAGTGAAATATCCTTTGGAGTGATTCCTTGGCGTCCACAAGCCTTGGCATAGTGACCCGCGAGGACCACCGAAGACTCCATGACTGGCCGAAAGATATCGTCGGCCGCCTCATAGAAAGAGTCCATGTTGACCTCACCCTCTCCTGTTTTCATTATTAGAATTGGCGCGTTTTCTTTTAATTGAGGGTGAAGCGCGCCTGACGGGGCTCGCGCTCTTAGTCCGTCGGATAGGACTCGTGACCTTTCGGGGAGACTTGTAATTTTTCATAACACTTGCGACCCATTGCCTTCGGTTCTTTATCATATGCTCTCGGGGCCCGATGAAAACTTTATTATAGTGATGCTTGGCCATGTTAACATTTGCGCGGCGGCCTTCGGTCACCCTTACTGGGCCCCCTCGGACAACCTTGACACCCGTAACAATTCCTCGATCGGTAACAAGCAAATAAATTTTAGAAGTTTGTAGATTTTCATTTGCTATCTGACCTATGAGTTTCACGGCAACCTTGTTAACTTTGGACATGTTGGCATTTGGATATATTCTGCGGTATCTGTCATATTCCACGACCGTACGATTTATCTTATTAGCCATCCTGTTTGAAGCCTTTGGAGTCCAAAAATTAAAAGAATTTTTATTTTTTTTATAAAGTTCACTCTCAGTCATGCCGAGAGGAATGTTTCGTGATCTTCCAAAGTCTATAGCCCACATGCCTAGTATGCGACCCTGTGAGTCGGCTCGCACGAGAATATTCTCCGAGTGAAGGTCCCCGTGAGAGACCCCTTTTGAATGCATGGCTTCTATGAGGCCAAAAACTCGTTCCTGAACCTTGCGTATATCAGCCCCTGGAAACTTGCTGAAATATTTATGAAGAGTAATAGCCTCTCCATTCCCAACACGACCCATGATGAACATAGTCATAAGGGAGCCAACATTTTTTGGTTTCATATTCATCACTTGAGCAACGTAATTCTTCTGCGCATTAGATACGCGCAAAGTCTTATAATTTCCATTTTTGAAACGCGGGAAGAGAAAACTACTCTGAAGTTTCTGAAGAGCCTTCCATTCTTGAGGAGCGTTATTCATGATAATCTTCAGATACCGCCCGTTACGCGTCTCAAAAACGCGCCCGTTAGCACCGCCCCCGATGTACTTTATTGGCTTTGGCCAGTTTGGTCTCGCATGACCAACAAACGCAGCAACCCTGTTAGTTTGAGGAGCCATAATATTATATAAAGAGAAATTAAGTAGTATAAGAGGGGGAGACCCCAAAACGCTCCAGTAATTCAGTTGGTCAGAATGTCGATCTTATGAGTCGGAAGCCGTGAGTTCAAGCCTCACCTGGAGCATTTAAGGAATTTAAACAATTCCAGAATAATGAAGGTTAAACTTATTAGTTATTCTCAGATACCACGATATGATGGAGAAGAATCTCTTCAGGATCTCGTGGCCTATTGTGCGCGCGTATCAAATCCTGAAAATCAGGGAAATAAAGAAACAAGTGAAAAACTCATTGGCTATCTTATCCGTAATAAGCATTGGTCACCCCTAGAAATGGTCAGCGTCTGCCTTGAGATTGAGACGACCCGAGATATTGCGCGTCAGATTCTGAGGCACAGGTCCTTTTCTTTTCAGGAGTTTTCACAGCGCTACGCCGCAGTGGATCTAAATTTCGAATGCAGGGAGGCGCGCCTGCAGGATTCGAAGAATAGACAGAACAGCCTTGCGACGGATGACCAGGAACTCAAGACGCGTTGGGCCCTCAAACAGGACAGTGTTGCAACGCTCGCCGAAGATGCTTACAAGTGGGCTCTTGAGAATGGTATAGCCAAGGAGCAAGCCCGAGCAGTTCTTCCAGAAGGTATGACGCCCACACGCATGTACATGAACGGGACCCTGCGTTCCTGGATTCACTACATTGAGCTGCGTTCTGGGAACGGGACCCAAAAGGAGCATCGCGAGGTTGCCCTCGAGTGTGCCAAGGTCATCAGGAATATTTTTCCATGCTGTTAATATATGACTGCCACCCAGTCGCTTAAAAATCTCATTGAAAGACGCGCAACATGGACCCGGGCGAACTATAGAGAAGCCTTGAGGCTGGGTAGTGTTATACTCAATAAGCCTGGTAATTATACTAATAATCAGCGGGTACTAGTTAATAAAGCCCTGAATATCATTAGAAATCGTCGGAGGGTAAAACGGGCGCACCTGAAGGCGGAGCAGGCGGCGACACGGGCGCCATCAAACAATACTTCATTTGAGAGATTTACCAATCACCTTGTAAATGTTACAAAAAACAATAAAAATATTATTTTAAATATTTCCGGTCATAATAAAAATTATCGTAGGACGGTGGAGTTGGGTTACGGAACTAAAGGAAATAACAGAAACTATTCTTTTGTAAGGTTCGTGCCAGTGAAGAATAAAAAAGGAGTTTATCTTGAATACGGACGTACTGGAAATAATAGACGAATGTGGGGAGAGGGGACGCGCCTTCGCAATTACGGTGCCAGAGCTGCCAGAGATGCGGGAGTCCCCCTTTATCAATATGGAGAAAACATAGAAAAACTTCTGCCAAAGGGAAGTATACCTATTTCTACGCGGATAATGCGGAATAAACTGGGGGCAGTTCCGACCCGTTCTATACCTGGTATTGGCAAAGTAAAATATGGATCAATGGTTAGGGCACATCCGTATGCGACAAGAACTGTGCGGAGATCTTAAGCAAACATAGTCGACCTCTGTTTATTTGTCGGCTTTGATTTTGGGACATCTGGGTCGGTGCTTGAATACCAGCGGTCGTCTACGTGGGCCATCCACGGCATTCTCATGCGGTCTAGGGCTTTTCTGCAGACGACGCACGGCAATGAACATCCAGGTAAGCCATCTTTTCTAGTCCTTTGAATAATCAAAGGCCCAAACTTTCTATAG